ATATAAACGCCAATAACAATGAATAGTCAGGTCGAACGTGAACAATTCAGCGAACGCCTCAGCGTCGCCTTGGAAACGGCGGGTTTCCAAAGTAACAGTGCAACCAGGCTTGCCGAACTCTTCAATAGTGTTAGTTCCGAGAACGTCAGTATCCACGCGGCTCGCAAATGGCTGATAGGACAGGCGATTCCCACCCAAAATAAGATTCGTGTGCTGGCACAAATGCTCAACGTTGAGCCTGAATGGCTCAGGTTTGGCACCCCGGTGCAAAATTCGGCGCCAGAGCCACAAGCAACGGATCTACTGACCGCCTCACTGTTGCACAACTTCACCCGCTTGGATGAAAAGCATAAAAAGGTAGCGGTCCAGATGCTTAGAATATTGGTGGAACTGGACTGAGCGCGACACAGACCGATTAGCGCGGGGCTTTCATTTCATTGCCGGCATATTCGCCAGCAGTTCCGTATTGCGGCCGCAACGCCGTCTCCCTTGCCTATAAATGCAAAACCCCGCTGTAAGCGGGGTCTGATAGCGTCTGCGGATAAGTCAGGCAGCTTGCTTCTTCGCCTTGCGCCGTGTGACAGCAAATCCGAGCAGTCCAATGCCAAACAGAGCGAGGGTCTCAGGCTCCGGCACGTTACCACCGTTTATAACAATCGACTGAATGCCACTGCTAACGCCATATGCGGTTCCACCGTAAATGTTGAAGTAAGTGCTACCGGCAGTTGGATCTGACAAGTAGAAATATGCTTGGCTTACGAACAGGTTAGACGGATCAATAGTACGGCTAATGTCTAAAGAGTTAGAGGATCCGACAAACGTGTTCCAGTAATCATAAGCGTATTGCTGTATTTCAACGTACGAACCGTTATCGGTAATTCCAGAGCCATAGGTATATACCTCGTCAATGTCGTAACTCGTGTTTCCTGTACTCACGCCATTGGCAATGAAACCTTGGCCACTATAGCTATTGCTGATAGTGGTTGCGTACGAATGTCCATCTACATTAACCGAAACGCTCATTGGAGCGTAACCATAGGAACTGCTGTACTGATTAGGATAACTTTCGTTCCAGTAATTATTATTAGTATCGAAACTGGTTGTTAGCGTGAAGGATTTGCCGAAGAGACTACCTCCACCGAAAAGACCTGAGTAATCGTAACTGTCATTGTAGCCACCGGAGATCGTCCCACTCGACGTATAGGTAAAGACGGTAGCAGACGCGGAACTGGCAACACCGACGGTAAGAGCGACGGCAGCAAGAATCGAAGTGATGGCTTTCATGAGGGCTCCTATTTTCAATAATTGTTCTATAGCAACTTACGGGCCAGCATCACAAATCTGATTAAAATCAAATGCTTGGTGGAAACACATGTGGAGGAAGCTCGGTAGATGTAAAGAAACTCGACACATCTCCCTATTTGCTTCTGGTAGCTTTCATTCATCACTTTGCTACCCCGTTGATCTTCTCGAAGGTACGCAAGCTTCCCAATCCCAGCATGCCGAGCAGCAGCTGCCACAGGTTGTCGTCTAGCCCGGGCAGCGGCGGTAGCGTGTGCCCTGTCAGTAGGGCTATCCAGGTCACGATCGGACGCAGCAGGTATTGATAGACCAGCGCGGCGCCGCAAACCCAACCGATAAACGGGCGCCAGCCCGACGTGAAGACGGAAGCGTTTGCCGCCTCGGCCTTGTTGATCTCCAGCTGCCCGACAATCTGCGTCAGCTCACCGGACTGGTTTAGCTTGAATAGCTCGAGCTTGGCGGCAGCCGCTTGGCCAGGGTCCGGCCACAGCCGGTCGATGACCTTGCTGCCGACGTCGAGCACGGCGGTGACGGGATCGAGTGCCATTACGCCGCCCCCAGCAGCAGATTGTTTGCGATTCGGTCCACCCAGCCGCGGGAAACGTCTGGCCATATCTGGCAATCCTTCATGTATTTCAGCCGGTAGGCATCAAAGCGCATGATGATTTTCATCGGGTCGGTCGACCGCACTGCCTTGACAGTCTGGGCACCGATCACGCCGTCGACAGTCACGCCGGCCGCCTGCTGCAGCCATTTCGCGGGATAGCCGCCGTTGTAGGCCGCGTCGATCACTTGGAACGCAATTCGGTCATCGAACTGGTCGCACTGGTACACGTCCCAGTACTTGGTCTTCGCGATCGCCTTGGCCATGTTCAGTGGCAGATCCTGCATGCGCCCCTTGTAGCCCCAGGCGCGCGCCACCGGCGCCGATACGCCCCACATCGTACCGTCGAGGGTGCCAACACCGACCTTCCCGCCAGACCAGTTGCCCGGGTCCTTTGGATTGTCACTATAGCGGCCCTCGTTGCCGATCAGCTGCTCAAAGGCTTGGTCAAAACTCACGTCCCGTTCCTCCCGTTGATGAGATGCATGATCCCGGTGATCGCTGCCCAGACGGCCGCCGCCTTCACCACAACCGTGCCGACGAAGTTGAGGAACCTTCCCCCCGCTTTCGAGACGCTGAGGATCTCGAGCATCTCCTTGATGCCCTTGCCCTGCTCTTCGTGACTTTTTTTGATGTCGGCAAAGTCTTCCTTCATCTCTTTCGTTAGGTCGGTGTTTTCCTTAATCTGCGCCGACATGGCGCCCATCCGCTCGTCACCCTCGCGCAGGCGTTTCAGTACCGCTTCCCGGAATTGCCGATGCATGTCTTCCGTAAAGCGCTCTTCCTGGTCCATTGGTGCCCCTTTCTTGTTATTGGCAATAAAAAAGCCCGCTTGAGCGGGCCTGGTAGGTGACGCCACCTAAAGCTTGAGCGTCTCGTCCGCCGCCAACAGCCGATAGCGGCCGTTATCCAGCACCACGGGCACTCCTTCGGACGCCACCCGGCGCCGCAGCCGGCCCTGGTAGAGCACGACCGGCTTGGCGCCGGTGCCGAGCGAGGCATCGGTGATCTGGCGCAGCCTGACGCCTTTCAGCAGCAGCGCATATTTCCCCCGGCCGAGCAACACGACCAGCGCCACACCGGCCAATGTGAGGCCACCGATGCCGGCTTTGGCCATGCTGCGCCGCACGCCCGCCGCACCGGCCAGCGCGAGACCACCGGCCGCCATTCTGGCCACGCCACGGCGCACGGTCGCGGCCCCCGCCAGCGCGAGCCCGCCGATCGGCGTGAGGACGCGCTGTTGCAGGGCGCCGGCATAGCCGACCGCCGCCGAACCAGCCAGCACCAGGCCACCGCTGGCCGCGCGTGCCGCACGCCGCAGGAAGGATGAAGTGCCCGAAAAGGCAATACCGCCTGAGATCGCCCGCAGCGCGCCACGTGCCAGGGTGGCAGCGCCGGAGAACGACAGACCGCCCGAAAGTGACGCAATGCGGCCGCGTAGCGTGGTGGCGGATCCCGCCAGTGTCAGGCAACCTGATGGCACGCGGGCCGCGCCGCGCAATTGGGACGAAGCACCAGACAAGGACAGGCCACCAGATGGCGACGGGATGCGGCCGCGCAGTTTAGTGGCGGCTCCTGTTAGAACAATGCCGCCGGCGGGTGAGCGGGCACCACCGCGCAGCTGGGAAGAAGCCCCGGAGAAGACAAGGCCGCCGGATGGCGTCACCGTGAGCGACGCAGGGCCGCCTCCACCGCCGCCACCGGACGTCGTCGCACCGGTACCCAGCGGCCGCGTACCGAACGAGGATGCGCCGAAACTCATTTAAATCTCCGGCCAACCGGTTGAAAAATCGTAGGCGGAAACTGCTTGCCAATCAGTGAGCGCCGCGACCGCATCACGATGCCGGCCCGCGTTGCCGGCGATGACCGCTTCCAGCATCGCCAATTGGTCGCTGTTGGCCTTGACCCGCTGCGCCAGTTCCAGCACCGTGATTTGCCGCGCCTGCGCTTCCATCGTCAGCATCGGCGTGTCGGCGCTGGCGTCAGCCAGGTAGGCAATGGCTTCCTTGACCTTTAGCGGCCAGGAGGACATTTCGGCGGGCGAGATGCCGGCAACCACCTTGTTGCGCAGCTTGGCGGCGTGCGCATCGATGGCCGCGACCTTGGCCGCGCGCGCACCCGCGGCAGCATCGAAGCTGTCGATGATCGCCTGCACGGCTTCGTCGTTCGACGAAATCCAGACGCCGTTTTCTTCATGCAGCCAGTGGCCGGCGGCGCGAATGGCCTGGTGCAGCGCATAGCCTTTTTCGATGTAATTGATCATGCGATCACCTTTAAGCCGATCCAGGCATTGCCATGACCAGAAGCGCCCGGATCATTCATCGACGCGCCGGACAGCGACGGTGTGGCTGGCAAGCCCGATGCAAAACTGCCGGCCACACGCAGCGTGTCGCCGTAGCCGTAGCCGTTCGAGCGGCAATACAGCGAGTCAATGTTATTCGTATTGCCGCCAAGGTCGATCTGCACGTCGCAAATCATGCCGATGACATACCAGCCAGGCGGCAGCCAAATCCCGTTGGCGGGCGCCCAGGAGGCGACGGCGGTATCGGTTTTGAGGCCGGTGGCGCTCAGGTTGACGTTGTTGAACGTGACCAGCTTGTTATTTGGAAGGCCATTGTGGCCGACATCGTACAACGCCCATTTCAGCGTGCCCGCGCCGGAAGTGGTTCTCAGGTCGATGCGGATGCCGGTTAGCAGGCCGGCAGTGGACATCTTATATCCGGCGTAATACTCGATATTCGGGTAAAACGTGCGCGCCGAGCCGTTGCTGCCGGCCTGCATGTGCTCCGAGATGGGATAAAGCGCCCACAAGTTGTCAGCGTCGGTGATCTGCTGCCTGCCCGGCTTGAGCGCGCCGGCGATCTCGGCCAGCGGCGCCATGCGGATCTTGATGTTGCCGCTCGCCGGGGTCGATCCGAATGCCAGGGCCGCGACCGAACTGGATGCATCCTTGTAAGTTGCGCCGTCCCAGGTGATCTGTGGCCGACTTCGGGTGAGGACGTTGGCTGCGACCGTGCCGATGCCGGACTCGAACTTCTTGTTCACCGTGTCCTCGATGACATAACGCACCGTGGTCGCGCCCGTGCCGAGCACCGTCGAAAAGCGCGGCGTGTTGGCAATCGCGGTCAGCGTGACCGCGCCGTTGCCGCTGGCGCCGGCAATGGCGGTCGTCGTTTCTTCGACATAGTTACCTGCTCTCATACCACTCCCCAATCGTCGGTTAGCCGCTGCAGCCACTCCAGCGGGATGCCCTCGCCGTCGGTCTTGTCCGGATGGATGTCGGCGTGTTCATGCACACAGCGCAGCAGCGTATCGAGCGCCAGCGGGTGCACCGCATGCTTCTTGTGTGCTTCGACTAGGTAGCGGTCACCTGGGCCGACGATCGATTCGATGCCATCGATCTCGACGCGGGCCGAACCGCGCACGCATTCCATCCAGTGGTCAAAGGTGTGCGCATGCAGGCGGGTATGGCACCCCGGCACGTCGAAATCCATCTCGATTACCACCGCACCGGGTACCACACTGATCGACGTCAGCGGGCCGTCATCATGGGTTCGGTACTTCATTTCATCGACTCCATTCGATTGTTGATGCAGTGGTCTTTCCACCGCGTCTTGTCCAGCAGCCCGCAGAACCAGGCGCAGAACCAGCACGGCCGGCGCTCGATGATCTGCCAGCCGCAACGCGAGGAAACGGTTTCCCGTTTCCCCTTCGCCAGCACGTTCAGCAGCACATCCAGCGCCCACCAGATGTTGCCGAGGTATAGCGCGAGCGCCCTCATCATTCCGCAGTGATTTGCGGCGTCAGCTGGATGTTGTCGCCGTTGGCGGCCGGGGTGAAGCTGGTGAAGGGTTCGGCCAGCACCAGGTCGCCCGAGGTCAGGCGCGTCGCGTAGTACCCGTAGATAGTCGGGTTGGTCGTCAGCGCGCCGGTAAAGGTCCAGGTCTGCTGCGCATAGGCCGCCGTTGACGGATTGCCGCCAGTGATGGTCCAGTTCGCGCCGGTGAGCGTCTTGGAAGCGTAGCCGCCGCCCGCGGCCTCGGTAAAGGTCGAAGCGGTGTCGGTCTCGGCCGGCGTGATGTTGTTGCAGAACAGGCGATACACCAAGTTTTCCGGTGCAGCCTTGTTCACGAGGTAGCTCAGGGCGATGACTTCGCCACTGTTGGCAACGGTAATCGTCATGCTGCACCTCCATGCTGGTAACCAAGGCTGATCAGGACGGCCTCGTCAGGCCGGCGCGGGGCCGGGATATCCTCGATGGTCGCCTGGCGCAGATCCGCCAGCTGCGACCGCACCACCACCGGCACCGGCTTGTCGTTCTGGTCGAGCATCATCAGCGTGGTGCCATCCGGCTTGGCGAAGGTCACTTCGCCCATGGCGTCAATGCCGCAGCCGGTCAGAATGCCGACGGCGCCGTCCTGGGTGACCACCCACATGCCCACGCGCAGGCGCGCCGCGGCGAGCGCATCCTGATGGATGAAGGGCCGGTTGAGCGCAATGGCGATGGACTGCGGCATGCCTTGCGCGGCGCTGTCGGACTGATCTGGTAATAAAGTCATTGAAACCCTCACAAAGTAATAGGGGTGGTGGGATGAAACAGCAATTCGGTTGTCGACAGCGCCGTGCCAATCGGCAGCACGACGTTGCCCGTGGCATAGGCGCCCGCCGTGGCCGCATCGACAATGCCGCCGGCCGTGGTACTCAGGTAATACGCCGCACCGGGAGTCAGGCCTGACAAGCCGGCCATCACGTTCCCAGCGAGGTAGACGGTGGCGGCAGCGCCCGGCGCCACGCCCGCTTTCACGAAGCCGACCGCCTCCTTGCCTTCGGCCACGGCGCTGGCGTTGGCAACCGTGCCGTCTGATTTCACGTAGACCAGCGCATTCGGGGCCAACGCTTCCGCGGCGGTCAGGGTCACCGCCGATTGCCCGCGCGCGCCTGGCGGTCCTGCGGTAAAGACCTGCACTACCTCGCGCTGCGGCGGGTCGACGACGATGACGTTGTAGGTGACGGGTGCGCTCATGCTGCCCTCGTGGTATTGACAACAATCAGGCCCATGCCCTGCGCCAGCCGCTCCACGACGACACCGTCCGCGATCAGCTCGACGTCGAACACGAAGCGCACCTCGTTGATCTGCGGCTGCAGCGCCACCGGCAATTCGAGGGCTTCAGTCACCGCGGCCGGAAAATCAAACTGAAAGGCGGGAATCGTCTCGCCATCAAGGTCGACCGTGGTCGGGCCGATCGTGCCGGCGCTCTGGGTCAGCTCGAACAGGACCGGGCGCCCCTGGCCCAGGCGCGCCTGCATGAGGATCTCGTCGTATCCGGAAAAGTCGCGGTAACTGGCGTCAGTCGCGTTCTGCAGCGCGAACGCGGCCTGGTACGGCGCGCCCTGATAAATCTTCGGCAGGCGCACCACGCCGGATAACGCCATCTGGCCGGGCGCCAGGTCGAACTGGATCGGGATCGGATTGGGCAGCATGGGGGTCCAAAAAATAAAGCCCGCGTGCGGCGGGCGGGTTACTTGCAATGTCGTCCGGATGGATCGAAAGCATCGAGCAGCGAATGGCAAATCCAACACCCGAGCGTGCCTCTCCAGCCGACGCCCGAGCGACAGTGGCGGGACACGCGCGCCGACACCAGCCATTCCCGCGGCAGCTCGAGGAAGAGCAGCGAGGCGACCATTACGTTGCAGGCGAAGTCGATGACCAGCCCGAGATAGAGGATCGGCAGGCCGAGCAGGTAGGCGGGCCTCGGGATCGTGCCCGCATCGCGGGCACGCTGCAGGCTCATCACGGCGAGGTAAAAAAGCCAGAGCAGGTAAGCGCCGGCGAAGCAGCCGGCCACCAGCTGCAGGCCGATCACAGGTCGACTCCGCGGAAGGCGGTCTGCACGTTCGCCGGCGTGGCCGCGACGATGGCGCCATAGGCTGCCAGGATGGCATCGCGCAGGCTGCTTTCATCGGTGGCGGCGAGAATGCCGGCATTTTTGGTGATGTCGAGCAGCGACTGGCGCGTGGCCACGATCGCCTGCGCGGTGGCGGCATCGCCTTCGGCCAGCGCCGCGAAGCCGATGCCGGCCAGGCGGTTCAGGATTTCCTCGCGCTTGATGCGCACGACATTCATGGCGCCGACGAACACGTCGGCATAGGCCGACGTTGGATTCTGGATGGCGGCGATTTCCGCTTCCGTGGCCAGCCGCATGTCGTCAGTGATGAACTCGTCTTGTGAACCATCGTCTTCAAAAGCGAACAATCCGCCGGCAGCGTTAATGTAATGTTTCATGCGTTACCTCCTTGTTAGCGCATCTCGCGCCATGCCAGCAAGTTTGCTTGGGTTGCAGACGCTTGATAGGTCGCCCCTGGGGGCACGATGGCTACCACCGCCAGCGCATCATTACCAATGCCTCCTGCCACCCGGCTGTTGTTCGCAATACTGCTCACGCCCCCAATGGTGAGCGCAAGTGCTACCGTGCTATTGGACACTGAGTTCGTAGCGCAGACCGAAATCATGATTGGCTTGCCGGTCGTATTGGTGTAGCTCGTGTTCAGCGCGCGGCTCGACGTGACGTCGGTCCAGCTTTGGCCCAGGCCGATGGCTGCCGCAGCGACGAACGCCGTGGTCGCGGCCTTGGTCGTGCTATCTCCCTGTGACTGGGTCTGGAACACGCCGGCCGAGCGCAAGGCGGTCAGGAGCTGCGTGTAGTCGCCCTTGGCCAACGCGATGCCGGCGGCGGCGATCACCGAGACCAGCGTCTCCTGCACGTCGTTGAGCCAGGCGGCGTCCAAGACGCTGGCCGGGATGCCCGAAGACGGATTGCCATCGGTAAAAAGATTCCCTACCGCATAACCTGCGGCATCGGTACGGTGCATGTGTTTCTCCTTACGAGTAAGCGAAGAGGACGGTCGTGTGCGCCGGCTTGAACCGGCTCAGCACGGCCTCGAGCAGCTGGTTGCCCCAGGCATTGAGCGGATCACCCGCCGCCGACTGGCCGGCCCGAAATGGCGTGACGGTGTTGAGCGCCCCGTTGACCTGCCAGGCATGCCGCCACGCGCCGTTGGTGAGCCGGGCGCCGCAGCGGCTTACCCCCGCCTGGAATGGTTTGAAATCGGTGATCGTCACCGTGTAGCCGAGCGCGCCGGCCAGCGCGATGAAATACGCCGGCGACTGCCCGCCGACGGTCGTCAGCCGGGTCACCAGTGCCGTTCTGCGCTGCGCCACGCTTTGCGACAGGCCGGCGACCACCAGCGCCGGATCCGGCAGGCCGGCATTTCGCTCCCAGTCGGCCAGCAGCTCGGCGGTGGTGCGCGGATCGGCTTCACTCACCAGCTGCTCGGAGCGGGCATCGATGCGCGCCAGTTCATCGGCTGCCGCCTGCAGCAGCCGGGTCAGCGCCGCGTCATCGTTTCTCGGCCAGACGGCGCCGTGCGGCAGCAGCGCTTGCAGCTGGCGCAGGTAGTCGATCGCACTTACAGCCATGTGATCGCTCCCATGACCGGCATGTGGCCGGTGGCGCTGACGACATCGGCGCTTGGCGACACCAGCACGTGATTCGCCTCACCGGCGGCGGCGCTGATGGCGGCACGGATATGCGACAGGTACAGCGTGCCGCCCGGCGTGGCTTCGCGCAGCAGCAGGTCCGCCAGTTCCGCCTGGATCGCCGCCTGCACCGCCGCCGTGTTAGGGCTCACCGCCTGAATCTGGAAATTCAGGGTATCGGCGATCGGCGCGGCCACCGTCACCTGCGCCGTCACCGGGCGCCGCGCATCGAGATACGCCTGCACCGTCGCCACCTCGCCCGCATCCGGGATCAGGCTGGTGTCGTTGTCGCGCACGAAGCGCACGGTCACCGTACCGGCGCCGAGCTCCTGCGGATACACCCAGGCGCGCGTGACACCGGCGACTTCCAGAGACCAGGACAGATAATCGTTGCTGCTGCCGCCATGCGGCGGGGTCTGGATTCTCGCCAGCAGCCGGGATCGCAGCGCGTCGTCGGCTTCGGCATCGGCCGCGCCGCTCAGGCCGCCGGTGGCCACGCTGGCCGACGAATTCACGCCCACGACCGGCGACACCAGCACCAGGACCACCCCCGCCGCGGTATTGGCGGCCGCGCCGCTGGCGATAGAGGTCACCGCGGCGGTGCCGGTACCGGCGGACAGCGTGACGTCGGCGCTGGTGCGGAATTGCTGGCCATCGGCGCGCTGCAGCAGCGAGCCGGCCGGCACCGTGGCGCCGGCAGATCCGGTCAGCGTGACGTTGCCGGTGGCAGGCGCCGCGGCGGTGCGGGTGACGCCCCAGATGCCGGCCCAGCGATCGAGGTATTCCTGCTCGCAGGTGTCGATCATGAGCTGCGCCGACAGCCAGTCGAGGTACCCGTACAGGCCGCTGGCCGCGCCGCCGTTGACGTAGGCCAGCACGTTCAGCACGCTGGCGGCCAGGCGGGAATCGCCCTCGGGCAGCCGGCTGTTCATGTCGGCCAGCGCGCGGTCGATCAGCGTTTGAAGGGTGGGACGGTTAAAAGGCATCAGCTCCTCACTTGGTTGGCATCGGTCCAGGCGAACTCGAAGCGGAATTTCTGCGGCGCGCGCCGCTCGCGAATCACCGTCACGGCCAGTCCGAGCACGCCGGGCGCCACGATTTGCGCATCGACCGTCACCCTGCTGGCGACGCCGTCATCGACGAGCCACTGCAGCGCCTCCTGTGCATACTCGCGGGCGCGAGCGACGATTTCGGGGAGTTGTTTTTCGCGGCCCAGCAGCCACAGCCGCGAACCGATGCGGCGCCCGGCGCCGACGCCATCCAGCGCATCGCCCCACCAGCCGCGGCGAGACGCCGCCGGATCCGGCAGCGCATCGTCGCCTTCGGCGCGGCGATCGGTAAATAGAGATAACAGCACCGCGGTCTTGATGTCGTGGTCGCAGGCTACGTCTCCGCCGGCAAAGCCGATATCGGCGCGCGCGCCGGGGCCATTCCAGAACAGTTCGATGTCCATTTACATTGCCTGATTCGGGGTATTGACGGTGCCGCCCTGCGGATCGTTGTGGGTGTGGCTGTTGTAGGTGCTGCGCATGGATGCCATCGTCTTGCCCGTGCCGCCGCCCTGGTCGGCGATGTTCTGGGTGGCGGTGATGTTCTGTTGGCCGACGATGTTCTGCGTCACCTCCAGCTGCGCCTCGATGCGCACCTTCGGCGTGTTGGTGAAGGTGATCTGCTTCCCGGCACCATCGACCACGATGCCGTCGCGGGTTAAATGCACCTTCTGGCCAAGGTCGTCATAAATTGCCACTTCACCGCCGGCCAACCCCGTCAGCCGATATCTCCGGTCGTCGACGGCGATGATCAGGCCGTGATCGCGATTGCCGCCGACAAACGCCAGCACCGCCTCGGCGCCCGGCAGCGGCACCGAGGTGAAGCCATACTCCTGGATGCGCTCGGCATCATCCTGCACCTCGTCGGCCAGCAGCTGCGCCTGCGCGGTCTGGATCGCGCCGGCATCATTGACGACGGACAGGATCGCCCGGCCCACCATCAGCCGCACGCGGTTGCGCATGTCCTCGGTCAGCCGGTTCACCATTTCAATCATTTTTTGACCACCTGAAATTTGCTGACTGTTGCACCCGCGGCGGGATCCGGGATTTCCGGCAGCTGGTCAAATGCCTTGTCCGACACCAGGGACAAATCCGCCGTGGAGCCGCCCTCGTCGAGCTTGTAGGTGACCGATGAAATCAGCCACCAGCCATCGAGCCGCATCCATGGGCATTTCACGCGCACCATCTTGTTGATCTGCCACAGCTCGCCGGTATCCGGCTCGCGCCAGCCCTGCACGGTGATGACCACCTTTTTCGACTTCGCTTCCCGGTTGGCCGCCTCCCATTCGGCGCGCAGCCGGCAGCGCCGGGCATCGGCCTGCGTCTCCGCCAGGATGATCAAGGGTCGATAGCGCGTGATCTGCGAGTTGCCCGTCTTTGCACCTGGTGCGCGGGCGACCGTCGCTTTCGGTGCGGCCGTGCTCAGATCAAATTTGCCGGCGCCGGCCGCCGCCGCCTGCCCTTTCACCGTGATCTCGCTGAACAGTGCCGCGTGGCTATGCTCGAACGACGCACGCAGGATATTCTTGCCCTGCTCGAGCACGGTGGCGCAATGGCCACCCATGCCGGCGCGCGTGATGACCAGGCCACCTTCGCCATCGGACACCAGCAGCACGCCTTCGTTGCGGGCCAGCTTTTCCAGCGTTTTGAACACCGTCTCGCCGTTCTGGCACGCCTGCTTCGGCACGTGCCCGGCAACCCGTGCTTTCTTCGGCGGCGTGCCCTTCTTGCCCGCCTTTTTCTGCTTGGTGGTCAGCTTCTTGCCACCGACCGTCTCGTCGAACACCTCGATGCCGTACGGCGTGCACAGCGCGCTGGCGATCTGCTCGAAGGTCTGATTGGCAAACGCCGTCGACGGCGCCGAACAGTCGACCAGATCGCCGGCCCGGTCCCGCCCGGTGACTTTGATGTCATGCGCGTTGGCGTCGTAGCTGACCGCCACCGCGTCGACATAGCCCGAGATGACCGTGTCGTCGCCGATTTCGATGGAGCACGCTTCCCCTGGCGGGATCACCCAGTCCTTCGGCTGACCGGGCCAGCGCTCGGTGATGCCGAGCTCGAAGGTGCCGGCCAGCTGCTCGATGCCGGTGCGCACGGTGATCGCCTTCCAGCCGGCGAACACCTGCCCGCCGACTCGCAGCGTCAACAGATTGGATGGCGTCATGGTTATTCGTTAATGAACTGCAGCGGCGCGCCGGCGGCAACGAAGCCCGGATGGCGCACCCGGTTACGCGCCACCAGGTCCGCATCGCGGGCGGCGTCACGCCAGGCATCGCCATAAAAATCGTGCGCCAGCACGACACTGGGCAGCACCGCGCGCGGCGTGATGCTCACCAGCTGCGGCACGCCGGCCGTCTGCCTGCTGAAGTGTTTAATCGCATCGGTGCGCAGCTGCACAATGGCATCGGCCGCATCCTGCGAAATGCCGTCGGCCAGCAGTACCGCATCGGCGCGGCTGACGATCTCGGCGCGCAGCATTCTCGCTTCCGTCAGGGTTTGCGGCTCGGTCGTGGCCAGCGTATACACGCGCTCGACCGCCGCTGCCTGCTGCACCAGGCCAGAGAGTGCGGCGCGGTTGCCGGCCTGCGCCTTTCTCGACGGCGTGACTGCGCTGCTGGCAATCGCCGGCAAGGCAAAGCCGAGCAGCGCTGTCAGGTCGGAGGCGCTGCGCACCAGCGCCAGGATGCCCCGCGCCAGCGCCGCCGGATTCAGCAGCGAGCCGGCGAGATTCTCGGGCAACAACGCGGCCAGCGCCGACACCGGATTGGCGCGCAGCATGGCCAGGTTGCCCAGCGCCACGCCGGGTAGCTTCAGCAACTTGCCAACCGAATCGAGCGCATCCTGCGCCACGAAATCCTGGACATCGTCGACCGAGAAATCGCTGGCGAAGCTGTCCGCAATCGCCTCGCCGCTGGCCTGCTTCTGGTCATCGAGCACGGCCCGGGTATCGGTGCTGGCCTGCGGCGTTTCCTGCTGGCCAGCCTCCACGAAGGTCATGGTCACCTTGACCATGCCGCCTTCGCGGGTGGTTTCCGTCAGCTGCACGTCACCGCTGACGACCACCGACAGGGTGCCGTAGTACGGGTGCACCAGCTGGCCCGGCCCCGCTTCCTCGATCGCGGCCAGCAGCCGGTCGCGGCCGGCCATGTAGTCGGCGCCGACGATCAGCGCCTCGACCTTGTATTCCCGCGCCTTGCGGCCCATGTCTTCCATGTACGGGATGTCGCGCTGCGGATATTCGTGCCGTGCCAGGCGCCGGCCAGCGTTCAGCGTGGCGCCATCGACGGAAAACGGCACACCGCGAAAGCTCGCCGGCCGCAGGTTATCTCGCCATGCCATCTATGCCCCCGCCATCATGATGCCGGCCATCACGTCGATATCCATCGCATCGCCCGTCTTGGTCAGTTCCGTCACCTTGGCCTGCCCGCCCTCGACCTGGATCTTGAGCGTGCCGCCGACCTCGGTCTTGTTCTTGGCCGCCTGCGCTGCCGTCATGCCGTTGGCGCGATCGGTGGCGAAGGTGAAATTGAAGTTTTTCAGCGCCTCCGGCATCAGCTTGTCCGGCAGGATCGACTTGATGATGCCGAGGATGCCGTTGCCCAGTGCCTGCCAGGATTCCATCCACAATTGGATGATGCCGTCGAAAAAATTGACGCTGAACACCGATTTGATCCGGTTCCACGCGCCGCTGACGTAGTCGACGATGCTGTCCCAGTTCTGGTAGACGATGACGCCCAGCCCGACGACGGCAGCGATGATCGCGCCGATCGGATGCGCGCGCATCACCACCCAGAGGGTTTTGAGCGCCGCTATCGCCGCCGGCGCGAACTGCCACGCCAGCATGCCGATCTTGACCGCCACGCCGCCCACCGCCCATGCCAGGCTGCCGGCCGCCAGGATCACCGGCGACATGATCCCGCCCAGCATCGCCAGCGTGGTGCCGGTCGGGCCCAGCACGCTGTTGAGCGTCTTGAATGCGCTGCCCACCAGCTGCGCCACGCCCCACAGGCCTTTGAACATCTGCACGCCGAGATCGATCATCGCCGGCAGCTTCTGCAAGAAGGCGTCGAACTTGCTGTCGATCAGCGCCCGGTTCGCCACCACCCACTTCTGGATGTTCTCGAACATCGGCTGCAGCTTTTCCGCCAGGCGCAGGCCCAGCGCCGTCTTGATGCCGTTGAAGGTGCCTTGCAGCCGCTTCCAGGTCTTGTCGAACGCATCGGCCTGCTGCAGCTGGTCTTCGGTGAACAGCCGGCCATCGGCCCGCATCTCGGCGAACTTGTTCTTGATGCCGTCGGCGCCGCGGTTGAAAGTGCCCATCATGGTCTGGCCATTCTTGCCCATGAGCTCCAGCAGCACCGCCTGCTTGGCCAGGTCGTTTTCCGACCCCTTGAAGGCGCCGGCCATGCGCTCCATCACCTGCTCCGGCTTCATGGAGCGCAGCTCGGCCACGGAGATGCCGACGCCGGCGAAGGCGGCGGCCTGCTCCTTGCCGCCATGCGTAGCCTCGTTCATGGCTTTCTTCAGCTTGCCGATCGCCGCCGCGGCGTCTTCCATGGTGCCGCCGTCTTCTTCGACCAGCGCGCCGAACACCTGCAGCGTGTTGGCGTGCACCTGGTACTTCTCGGCCAAGTCTCCGACCTGGTCGGCGGTCTCGGCGGCGGTAATGCCAAAGCGCAGGATCTCGCCGATGGTGCCGGAATACACGCCGGCAATGCCGACCGTACTGGTGGCCAGACCCACCAGCGACTTCGACAGGTTGCCGACGGCCGACTTGACCGCACCGACTCCCGTGGCGTCATACAGCTTGCCCAGCGCCTTGTGCACGTCGCCGGCCGGCTTGATCAACCCTTCCAGCTTGGCGCCGACCTGGTTCAGCGTCGCGGTCGCCTTGTCGACGGCGGAAATGACGATTTCGGTCTTGGTCTGCGCCATGGTTCGCTTTAAAAACAAAAAACCCGCCATCAGGCGGGTTTCGAAGGAATGAAGTCGGATCAGCTCGCCAGCAAGTGCGCGAACTGCCAGAGGAATCGGACGCCGACGAACGACACGCCGCCCAGCACCAGCAGGATTAACAGCGCCGGGATGAGCCCGAGCAGGCCGGTGACGTACGTCCCGGCAATCAGCAGGCTGGAGACGACGCCGCGCTTGGGGTCGGTGGGCAGGGTGACCGGCAGGCCGTTATCGATGTGCTTGTCCATGCGGACATGGTAGCAAAAAATAACGGACTGCAACGGTCAGTCCTGCGCGCGCTGCGCTTCCGCAATCTTCTGCGCTTCAGCAGCCCAGAAGTCGATCTCCGCACCATCCATCTCCCAGATGTCGCTGGGCGGGAAATGAAAGATGTAGGCGATCAGGACGACGGCGTCGCGCCAGTGCCAGGCGCCAAAAAATCGGCTGCCTCCCCGACGATCTGCAGCGCGTCGGCCGCATCGAGTTCATCCATCACCGCCAGCGGCACGTTCGACATGATGGCGACGTATTTCAGGATGCCGCCGACCTTGCCGTCGGCGGGGCTGAGATCGACCGCCTTCATCTCCTTGGCCTTCAGCCGACGCAGCGTCAGCTCGGTGATGGTGCCGCCGTCAGGCGCGTTGACCGGAAACGAGAGCGTGTAGGTCTTCATGCCTGCTCCGCGGCGCTGCCGATGAATTTCACCGACGCCTTGCCGTCACCGGACTGCGGCTTGACCGGCATGGCCAGGCTGGCGTTGCGCACGATGAACACCTGCCCGCTGTCGCACTCGAAGGTGACGCTGGCATCCGCCGTGCGGTTGAGCGCGACGATATCGGTGTTGGCGTCGACGATGATGTCGCACTCGATCTCGGCGTGTACCGGCTTCTCGGTATAGCCGAGAAAGCCGTAATCGCCGACCACCGGGGTGCGCTCGACGCCGCCCGGATCCAGCTTGCCGGTGCCCGGCAGGCTGGCCAGCGTCAGGCCGTTGACGCGGATGAAGGCACGACCAAACATTTTGGACATGGGGTTGACTCCTTACAGTCGGAATTGGATCTGCGCGGCGAAGACCCTAAATTGGTTCACAAGATTCGGCGGCAGCTGCACGTCGATGCGGTTGACATCGGTGCCGTTTCTCGCCACCAGCAGGTCGGCCTTGAACTGCTCGATGTCTTCCATCAGGCCGGCACTGACCCAGTCCAGCGCCAGCGCGATCAGCTCGGCGCGGATGATCTTCGGCGTCACCACGGCCTGACCGGGCGCGGTCAGCGTGCCGTCGCTGGCCAGCTTGTAGCGCGGGAACTTCTGCGAAATACGCGCGCGCACCTGGTAGCGCATGAGCGACAGCGTGTACATCGTTTCGATGTCGCGGTAGCTCGGGTCGACGATGCCGCTGCTGTTGGTCTTGTAGTTCGTCACCGCGCGCTCGATGACGACGTTGCCGCCGCCGTCGACGATGGTGGTGGCGCCGCCATACGACAGGATGTTGTTGCGCTCGGCGCGGGTGAACCGCTTGTCGGCTGAAGCCGGCAGGCGGCCCGGCAGCACCAGCGTCTGCAGCGGGCGGGCCGGGTCAATGGCGAGGTAATACGCCGACAGCGCGCCGGCCAGTGCCGCCTTTTCCCACACCGGGCCGGGCTCGCCGCCGGTCTCGCAGGTCCAGCTGGTGATGTGCGGGTTGTTGCGGGATGACAGCGCCGTGTTGAGCGAACCGACGGTGCCGCGCAGGCCGATGTGGCAGTGGCCATCGTTCTGGTACAGCGGACCCCAGCGCGTGTTCAGTTCGGTTTCCATCAACGCGACGTTGCTCGCGTCGTTGAACGCCATGATGATCGTGTTGTATTGCGTGGCGCCGATGTTGGCCAGGGCGGTCGCAATGCTCGGGTCGCCCGCGCCATTGGCCATGGCGGTAATGGCAATCGCGATGCCGGCAGGCGTGGCTTCCGACAGCGGGTAATAGTTCAACCGCAGGTCGATGTCGTTGCCCAGCGTACCCTTGTGGCGGCTGGTCACGGTGACGTTGCCGGTGCTGCTGGTGGCGGTCACCGGCAGGTCGGCGTTGGCGTTGATCGCGGCGGCGATCGCGGTGGCAATCGTGGTCGGCGTATCGGACGTCGACACCGCCACCTGCACGCGCTGGCCGGCCACATACAGGTTCACTACGCCGGCCGCCGTCGGCGCGCCGGTGATGGCGAGTGATCCGGTGGCGGCCACGCCGGCGCCATTGTCGGCCACCGGCAGCACCCAGGTCTCGATCGCATCGGTGACATCGAACAGGCGCGACACCATGGCCGCGCCGATGGAGCCGCGGCCCAGGGCGGCGATGCCGGCGTTGGCCGAGCTGACCTGGAACGGCACGTTGGCCGACGCGGTGCCGGCGGCCAGCATGGCGGCGATCAAGAGGATGCGCTGCGGCATGTTGACCAGCCCGCCGATGGCGCGGCTGTTGTCGAATTCGACATACTGGCCAGGCGTGAGCAGGTTCACCGGGATCTGATTGAAAGAGATGGCGGCGTCAGACATCACTTGGCTCCTTGAGAGGCGTTATCGGCGGTTTGCGGCTGGGCGGAGACATCGCCATCGGCCAGACGGCGCAGCCAGAACGGATCGTTGTCCGGCACCTCGGTGCCGGCGGGGTCGGTCACTTCGCGGCCGGTTGCGGGGTCGCGCACCAGCCTCCCTGCGACGGGAAACACTTTCATGGATAGCTCCTATTGAGGAAGGGGGATGGTGGCGACGGCATCGATCTGGCCATCGGGACGGCTGGGCAGCTGCGGCTCGTTGCGCGGGCCGGCCATGTCGATGGCCACCTGCAAGGTGTCGAAACCCGGGAACGACTGCGCCGGCGAGCGGATGTAGCGCGCGGTATAGGTCATCTCCGCGTGCACCAGGTCGGCGCGGCCTTCGTCGCCGCCGTATTTCAGCTCGGTGTCGATATACGGGCACTGGTCGACCAGCGACACGAAGTCCGGCGCCGGCAACACGGATCCGTTCATCGCCGCTTCGATCGCATCCTCGATGGCGTCGCACAGGTCATCCAGCACGTCGTCGGCGTCCTGGTCGGCGCGCGCGATGACGACGATGCGAATGGCCAGATCTCGTCCATGGCGGTAGCCATCGATGTATTCGCCCGGATCGCGCTCGGTGTACACCAGCACGCACGGCAGCGCGCCCGGAGACTCCGCATCGACCGGGTGCGTGCGCGAGGCGAACACCCGGCCGGACAGTACCGGCACCGTGTCCAGCAGCTCGCACAGCGCGTGGCGGATCGCTTTCCGTTGGCTCATGTCTTGCCTATCTGGACGGTGCTGAAATAACCATCCGCTTTCTTGGTGGGCGTGCCGCGCACCCGGTAGACGTCGTTGCCGATGACGATCGTGTCACCCTGGCGCATCAGCGGCGCCCGGGCGGTCTCGAACTCAATCTCGACCTGCGACGCCTGCACGCGCTCGTCAAGCAGCAGGACGTCGGGCTGCACGAAGCCGACCTGCAGCGGTACCGGATTGCCGATGGCCGGCTGATACACCGCCGCCGTCAGCATGCCGGCATCGCTGAACGCGGCAAAGAAATCTTCTTCAGACCACGACACGTGCGTCTCCTGGGGGAATGCTGCCGGCGTCGGCCGGCAGCCGGGTCACGTCAATCCGCCCGATCAGGAGGGATCGGACAGGCGCACGCGGGCGGTGGTCTCGCCGTTGGCCTTGGCCTTGGTCAGCACGCCGATGAAGGTGTTGCCGGCGGAGGTGGTGGTGACGCGGAAGTTGACGTTGTCCCAGTACACCTTGGTGCCGACAGCGCCGGTATCGGTGCCGAGCGCGGTCAGGTCGAACACGCCTTCGGTGACGATGACGACGTCGGCGCCGTTGGCGGCGGAATCGACTGCCACGCCGAACAGGGAGACGAGCAGCACAAGCTCGCCGGCATTGACGGCGCGCGGGGCGACAACCTTGATGTTGTCGTCGTTTTGCACGTAGTTTTTCATTGCTTGCCTTTCTAAACTTGAAGGGGAAAAGGCGGCGCCAGCACGGCGCCGCGCGGGGCGTCAGTCGCGATCAGGCGCCCGGGTTCTTGTACATGCCGCGGAAGTCGATCGCTTTCGCGCCGATCACCAGGCGTGCCTTGATCTCGAGGCCGTCGACCTCGAAGCCCTGGCGCTGCTCGGTGAACAGGCCTTCCTCGCCCTCGAGGTACGCGTATTCGACGGTGTCGATCAGGCCGCCGGCCTGGCACAGCAGGTACCACTGGTTGCCCTGCAGGCGCTGCTCGGTCACGACTTCGAGCGAGGTGTTGAAGTTCGGATTGATGTCACCGGCCTTGGCGGCCACGAAGGACGCGCTGGTGTATTTGTTCGCCTCGACTTCCTTGTCCGGACCGACCAGCAGGATGGACGGCGCCAGGTTCAGCGGACGGCCTTTCGGCGCGGTCTGCTTGCGGATCGCGGCGCGACCGGCGCCCAGGCTGACGTCGGAGATCGCGGCACCGGCGCCGGCCAGGTTGGCATGGGTCGCGTGGAACAGCGCCACGCCGTCGGCCATCGCGGCGTTGGCCAGCAGCACGTTGTAGACGACGTCGCTCTCGGTTTGCGCGGCTTCGGCGCCCATGGCCATCGGGATGCGGCTGACCATGTCCATGTCGTCGTTGACGATGGTTTCCCAGGTCAGCGCGACGATCTCGCCGTATTTCTCGACAGAATATCCTTCGGCGCTGTCACCAAGGTTGCCATACGCGTAGTTCTCGCCGGCCTTGACCTTGCTGAATGCCGACAGGTCGGACAGCGCGGTGCGGGTCATGGTGCGGAAGTCCGGCGCGGACGACTGGCGGGCCCAGCGGGTGAAGGTGCGCGGCGCCAGCGCGTAGCCGTTGCGCAGCGTGCGGTTGACGGTGTTGGCGAGGATTGCCGGGAAGTCCGACACGCCCATCATGCCGGCGCGGGCGGCCAGGTCGCGGTCCAGACCCATGGCGATCACGGCGACTTCGCGCTTGTTCAGGCCGCGGGTGTTGACGCCCTGGTCTTCCAGCACGCGGCGGGCCAGCTCCGACAGGCCGTAGCCGCGGTACTGGCGGGCAGCGTCGGACAATTCGGCGCGCGGGTTGGAGCGGTGCAGCAGCGCCTCGGCGACGGCGGCGCGGCGCACGTCGGTCTGGTCGCGCACGGTTTCGATCTGGGCGGCGCTGCGCACGTCCTGCGCGGCCTGGCGCTCGTCGATCAGGCGCAGCACTTCGGCGCGCACGGCGTCGACCGAGGTGCCGGCATCGCGAAAGCGCGCGATCAGCTCGGCGCTGTTGTCCAGGCGGCCGGCGCGCACGGCGGCTTCGATGCCGACGATGCGCTCGCGCTCGGCGCGGGCGGCTTCTTCGCGCAGCTGGTCCTGGGCGCGCTGATTGTCAGCGGGCTGCTGGGGGGCGCCAGCGGTCTGGGTTGCCGCCGGATTCTGGCCTTGGGATTCAGGCATGTTGCTATCCTTTCTGAGGTGGTGGGTGGCGGCATCAGCACTGCCCGATGCCAAGGTGGTAACTTCAAAAACCGGGAGTTTCGAATCGGTGGCGCTCCTGACCTGCGCGCCGGGGTCGGCCGGGATCGGCACAATCGACAGCTCCATCGGCTCCCAGTCGATGGCGCGGTAGATCCAGTCGTCGCCTTCATTGGCCGGCGCGATCATTTCGCGCGCGTAGGTGGCGTAGCCGACGGAAATGTTGCGCAGGATGCCGTCCTGCACATCCTGGAAGATCGGCTCGACGTCGGCGCGCTTGGAAAACCGCACGGTTGCCTGCGCGCCGTCGGCGCTTTCGATCACGCCGATGACGTCGGACAGGTCGTACTGGCTGTGACTGTTGAGCAGCGGCGCGCTGCCCGACTGGAAGCGGCCCATGCGGATGTGCGCCGGGTCCAGGCTCAACTCTTCCATGTAGTAGCGGTCGCGGTACCAGTCATAGCGGCGCACGCCGGCGCCGGTGGTCCAGGTCAGCTTCGCGGTGCGCGACTCGGCGTCGACCGTGTTGACCGGCGCCAGGCGGTGCTGCATCGGCAGCGCTTCTCGCTGCTGTTGCTGTTGCTCTTGAGGCATTGCCTTCTCCAATGAAAAAGCCCGCGCAAGGCGGGCTGATCGGTTCAGTAAGCCGCCTTACTCGGCGGCGTTGGGCTGGAGCATTACTTCCTTCAGGCTCAGGCCCGCCGTCTTGTCGGGCGAGATGCCGAGCTTTTGCATGGTCTCGGTGTCGCGCTTGATTTCTTCCCAGACTTCCTGCGGGTCGTAGCCCATGCTGCGGATCACCTCCGACGGCGAGATCATGCCGCTGGCCAGCTGCTCCTTGAGCGCCAGCACTTCCTTCACCGGGTCGATGAACGGGCGTTTCGGCGTGGTGAATTTCGGCGTAATGCCTTTCACGTCCTTCTTGCCGACCAGCAGTGCCGCTTCGCCGAACGCACGAATCACCGGCTTCATGAACATCGGAATGAAGGTGAGCCACTGCGCCTGGTCGATCAGCGCATTGAATTCAATGCGGCCGCCGCGCATCGAGCTGAAGTTGGCCTGACTTAAGTCGCCGGTCAGCTGCTGGTAGGTGACGCCGGCACCGACCGCGATTGCGTGCAGCTGCGTGCGGGTGTATTCGCCGTACGCGCCGTTGGCCTGCGGATTGGCAAAGGTGATCTCTTCGCTGCCCTTGACATAGTTGATCATGCCGGGCGCGAGCTTCTCGATGCGGCGCGCGTCGGGCGTGTCACCCGGCGCGCCAATGGTGCGCACCGGATCATCGGTGCGCACGAACACGGAAAAGCACGCTTCGATCTTCTTGCGCACCAGCTCGGCGTCCTCGTAGTCGGACAAATCTCTCGTGCGCATCATCGACACGGCGAGTGCCGGCATGCCGCGCACCTGCTGCGGCCGATCCTTCTGGTACACGTGCAGGATGTCGGTGGCCGGGATCCGCACCCGCGCCTGGCTGCCGTTGTAGCCGGTTTCGCCCGGGTGCGTGCGCCACATGTGGTACGCCACACGCCGGCCAAGCAGGTCGTATTCGACGCCGGCGATGATGACGTTGCCGTTGGCGGTGAGCTCGTTGACCGTGATCAGGTAGTCCGGCTCCAGCACCTGCAGCTGCAGCGGTACCGACAGGCCGTCATCGGGCTTGCGGTAGCGCAGCCGCACCAGGGTCTCGCCGGATTCCTTCCAGCAGCGCGCGACCAGCGCCTGAATGCCGTTCAGGTCAAGCTGGCCATCGGCGTCGCACTCGTCGACCCAGCGGTTCCACAGGTCCTGCGACTTGCCCATGCCGACCTGGATCCCGGTGCCGACAATGCTGGTCGTGAGCACGCTGATGGCGCGCGCCGCATACTCATTGTTGCGCACCAGGTCGCGGGCGCGGTTGCGCACGCGCTCGAGCGCCGGGCCGATCTCGGTGTTGGCCGAGCTGCTCGGCGTGGTCCAGCCGGCAGTGCGGCGCCCGGTCTTGGCGGCTTCATAGGCGCGTGCGTGTTCCAGCGCCAGTCGCGCCTGCGCCCGCTTGACCCCGGCCACCGGGGCGACGGCGGCCACGATCTTGTCGAGTAGATTCACGTCAGTCCCGTCCGAAAGAAGCAAAGCTGGTGTTGCTGGTGCGCGAACTGGAAGACAGCTGCCCGGATTTTTCCAGTTCGCCCTGGATGAAGGAACGGGCCTCCATCATCTCGGCCATCGAACGATACTCGACTTCCTTGTCCGCATACTTCACGCGGCGGCGCCCGGTCTTGATCGCGTTGTCGAGGTTCTGCAGGTCTTGAACGGAAAATGCCATGTTGAAATCTCTATAAGTTGACCTCGAGGCCATCCAGCCAGCCGTTGCCGGCACTTCGACCCGAGGCGGCCGGGCGGGCGGACGGTGCCGGAAGCGCCGGCGCGGCCGGCGACTCGCCGAACAGATCGCCGTTTTTCGGCTGCACCACTTCTTCCAGCTTCTGCCACATGCGCTCGGTATAGCGGTGCAGGTCCAGCGTGTGCGCGGCGAAGATGCCGTACACCGTGCAGTCGAGCACCTCGTTGCGCTGCCGTACCTTCACCCAGCGGTACTGCTCGCCGGACGCCACCTTCTGCAGCATGCGCACTTCGGCGGTGAGCTGGTGATAGAACTCCGCCGGCAAATCCTTCGAGAAGTGCACGTAGCCAGGCCCGGGCTGCGTCACCTTCAGCCGCCCGAACAGCAGATCCTTTGCCGTGTCGGTGCCGACGTGCCACAGCTTGATGCCGTTTTTGATGACCTTGCCGCGCCAGTTCACGTCCTGCATCGACGCGCGGCCCTTGACCGGGTGGCCCTGCCTCGGCTCGCCGCGGATCGCGTAGATCCGGCTGCTGGCACCCGCATGGCGCACGAAGTTGTAGGCCTGGTGCGTGAAGTGGCCACCGGTGTCGAGCGCCGCCGCCTCGATGCGCAGGCTGCCGCCGGCGACGTGGTCAAATCTCGTGTCCAGGTACGTGCCCAGCTTGTCCCAGTCGCGCTCGTCGGCCGGGTTGGCTTCGATCACCATGTAATCGACGACCCACATCTCCTCGCCGCGCCCGATCGCCCAGACCACCACCTCGAAGCGGTTGTCCTGCGTGTCGACGCCGGCCACCAGCACCAGCCCGCCCATCTGCACCTGGCGCAGCGGGTAGCTTTCCGCCCGGGCCATCAGCGCATGCAGGTCGGCCTTCTCGACCTCCTCTTCCCACGTCTCGCCGAGCGTAGTGTTGACGAAAGTTTTCAGTTCCGACTTGTCACCGCCCGACGCCTTGGTCTTGGCCGACAGGAATTCGCGCACGATCTGCGCCCAGCTCGTTTGCGGGCTGTACGCGGTCCAGATGTGAAAGCCGATGCGCTTGGGCGTGGCGATCAGCTCGCCCGCCGCGTCGCGGTAGTTGCTCTGGTCGTCAATCCAGGTGCCGTCAGCGGCGATCCAGCGGCTGTGCTGCCAGCCTGCCAGATAATCCGCCTGCGACATCAGGCCGCCGCACTGCTCGCATGCATGCATGACGGTGTCCGGGTCGTCGTTCACCCATTTAAAGCCGAACGCCTTGTCCTTGCCGCCCCAGCGCAGGCGGATCATCTCGCCGCAGTGCGGGCACGGCACGTGCACGTAGAAGCGTTTATCAGCCTGATCGAAGCGGGCCTCGATCAGCGAGAAGCCTTTCAGCTTCGGCGTGGAGCCGGTCACCAGTTTCGGGAAGGTGGCGCCCTCGATGCGCTTGCGCGCCAGGGTCACCGGGCTGCCTTCCTTCTCGACGTCGATATCGAAGCCGTCGAGCTCGTCGAGGATGGCGACGTCGACCGACAGCCGGCGGTAGTTCTTCGCCGCCTTGCCGCCGCGCAGGTGCAGGCTGGATCCCAGGAAGCGCTTCTGCTTGAGCGTGTTGTCCTTGCTCTTGGCCAGAAATCCGGGAAACACCGTTTCCATTACCGGCACGTCGCGGATCATCGGCTCGAGTTCCGTCTTGCAGAACTCGTCGCTGTCGTCATCGGTCGGCTGCCACAGCGCCTGGTTCCGGCGCTTGTGCTCGGCGAAGTAGCCGATCGCCGCCAGGATCATCTTGGTGTACCCGACCCGCGCCGATTTCATGAACGTCACTTCTTCGATCTCGTCATTGGAGATCGCATTCATGATCGCGTGCTGGTACGGGTACGCCTGCCAGCGCTGCTCGACGTAGGAAGATTCCGCCGACAGGTAGAAATGCTTTGCAGCCCAATCGGACAGGCTGATCGGCTCGACCGCAGCCAGAGAACGCAGACCGGCACGTAGTGCCTTGTCAATCTCCGTCAGGTCCACCAGCCTCAGATTGATCTTCCGTCCCATCAGGGTCCTCTACGTCGTCCTCATCTAGCAAATCGAGGACCGTGATGCTCGCCGCCTGATTGCGAGCCTTGACGATCTCGCGGGTAATGAAGTCGAGGTCATCTGGCGTCAGACTGGAGCGGCGTTTCAATTGCACAGGGATCGCTTCGAGGACGCCTGATATGCGGCGCCCGGATCGGGCGACAACTTCCTGCAGAACATCGACAGATGCGAGCATGCGACGGGTAACCTCGTTCTGCATCTCAATTTTTTCGCGCTGCGCCTTAGCCAATCTTGCACGTTCAGCCGCCAGGTCGAGGTCACCGGCCGCAGCCCGGCCCGCCGCCTGCTCGCGCAAGTGGTGGCAATACTGGGCAAGCCAGTCGCCGGCAGTACCGCCAGGCTGGATGACGCCGCGAGACAGCATGTCGCTGACGGCCTGCTGGCTAATCCCGACCAAGTTGCCAAAGGCACCTTGTGTCATGGTCGCCTGCAGATCTACCACACAACCCCCTAAGCAAATTTTTGTAAGTAGCGCGCGATCGGGGTGCGAATTACCCGTGCGCCCGGGACCCCGCGGAAGGACCCGCGCACCACCCGGGCCTCATCGCATGGTGGCCACTGCCTTCGCAATGGCGGCGCTGAAGTGGCCATCGAAGGCTTTCGAGACAGCGCGCTGGCCGATCTCGGCGAACGGATAGCGACGCCGGTACTTCACCTGGTCCGCATACGCCACCAGCAGGATCACCTTGCCACCCTTGCGCTGATAGATGCCGGGCACGCCATCGACTTTGCCGCTGAAGACATCGGGCCGAGATAACAGCTTCTTGATCGCGCCGCGCGTCATGTTGCCGTATTGATTCAGGCGCACCCCTTTCGGGATCAGCAGCGCGCGCCGGGCTGGCGAGCGCACGCCGCCATCAATCTGAAACTGCAGGTATTTCAATTGCTCATGCCGCACGAACACGGTGGCGATCTGCCTGGCCTTGGTCGCTGGCGTATAGCCGAAGGCGCGCATGGTAAACGGCGTCGGCTTGTCGAACTGGTTCGGCAGCGCATCGGTCATCTTGATGCGCACTTCCTTGGCCGTGTCCGTCAACCCCTTGGCAATCGCGAATGGCAGCTGCGTCTTGGCCACGTCGTTCAGGCCTTTGACGACCTCGGCGATGTTGTGCTTGACGGAGGCGAAGAGCATCGGCGGCGATCGTTACCGGGCAGCTTGCGGCGGGTTGCCACGCTTGGGCGGGCGGATGGCGAAGTACTGGCGCAGGTGCGCAGGACAGAAGCCGTCGTGCGGCTGTTCCTGCTTGTCCTTGCATCCGGGATGGCCGCATTTCTGCGGCTCGCCGATCCAACGTGCTTTACCCATCGCCAATCCTTCAGGAATAAAAAAGCCGCCAGGCTGAATCAGCGTGGCGGCGAAATCCATCTCAAGGGAGAGCTGGAGGAGACACATGAAACTGGGATGCGGCGAGTTCGAAAATGTTCGGTTATTTCTTCATTTCGTACGCGCTGCAAAGTGTAGCGGAATCGTAGGGGTTTTCTCGGAGGGTTTCTAGCCCTCTGCTGCACGCCGTTTTCCAGAAAAGTTTCACGCGGCCCTGCGTACGGCTCTTGCGCGGCGCTCGGTTATATGCTTGTCGATCAGTTTATGCAGCGCGTTCAGGCGGTTGTACACGGTGTCGACGTGGCAGTGCGTGCGCCCAGCAATGGTGAGATTTGACAGGCACTGTACATAGCGCGCATAGGCGACGTCATACAGCTGTGGGCGGCGCAGTTTGATGGCGGCCAGCGCCGCATCAATTTCCATCTCTTCCCCATGCGCCAGCGGGTCCGGCGTGGCCGTGCTGCGCGCATGCACCAGCTGATACGCCGACGAGATGCCGCATCCGCCAATTCTCTGCCGGCCCGATGCCCATTCGCCCCAGCGCTCCAGGCGCACATGTACCCATTCGATCATTTGCCATCTCCTTGTTCATGTTTAACTTCCTGGCAGACCTTCGTGCCGAGCTCGATGCCGTTTTCGCGTGCATAGAAGGTTCGCTCGCCTTTCATGCCCTTGCGGATCTGAGCGTCGATCATTTCCTTGCCGAACGCATCCCGCAGCGAGTCGATGAAGCGGCTGACTTCCGGTATCTCGTTTCGCAAATCCTTCTTCACGTCCAACCTCCTAACCTGCCGTTTCAAGGTTAGACGGCTGCAAGCCTTTTAGAACATGGCTTCGTCTAACCTCCTAACCTACCTAACCTACTTTTTATTTCTATAGCTGTATTACGGCCCATGCCTCGCGTGTATACGTGGGAAACAGGTTAGGCAGGTTAGGAGGTTAGACGAAGCCTTATGCCATGCTGGTTTGCGCCGTCTAACCTCAAAACCGGAGGTTAGACGGTTGGACGGGTTAGACGGATTGCTGCTGCTATATTGGCAAATCATCTTCTACCCCTTGCTCCGCTGGCGCGACCGGCAGCTCCTTTGGCCGGGCGTAATACCACTCCCGGCGCCCGCTGGGCTGCCGTTTCTTTTCCCATCCCAGCCGCTTCATGACCGAAGCAATGCGCATGGTCTCGGTCTTGGCACCGCTGATCTTGCCGATCTCAATCTCCAGCGCCTTGGTGAGCAGCTCTTCCGAAGTCACCTCGTTGATCGCTCCACCGGCCGGCGGCGTGCCGCCCAGGTACAACGGCTGGCCATCGACATAGCGCTGGATGCGCGGCTCCCATGGATCGGCCAGCTCGCGTGCCTCCTGTTCCGGCTCGATCAGTTCGCGCTGCTCTTCGCGAGTTGGGTGCCACTTATGCCCCTGATCGATCAGGTTGACCGCCTCGGCAAACAGCTGATCGCGCATTTCGGCCAGTCGCTCCAGTTGGATCATGCCGCAGCGCACCGGCCAGCTACGCCGGTTGCCTGTGGAATCCTTCAGGTACTCGTCCTGGTTCGTCGTGGCGGCAAAGCAGGTGCGACGCAAGACGTTCAGCATGCGGCGCCCGTACGGCGCTCGGAAGCGGTCGGTTTTATTGGTGATGAAGGCCTTGATGGAGGTGGAGTCGGCCTTGTTGAACGAATCCAGCTCCGCGATTTCGTACAGCCACACGCCCTGGATCGCTAAATACGCATCCTTGTCGCCGATCTTGAACGGCGTCTCGCTGTACCAGTCGCCGCCGAGCACGCGCAGGGCTGACGATTTGCCGGCACCCTGCCCGCCCTCGAACACCGGCATGTAATCCATCTGGCAGCCAGGGTGGAAAGCACGCGCTACCATCGACATCAGAAACAACGTCCCGATCAGTGCGTTGTACCGGGTCGGCTCCGCGCCCATGGCCTCGGTCAGCCACAGATGCAGGCGCGGTTCGCCATCCCACTCTAGCGAGCGCAGATACTCGACCACCGGATTGAACTGATTCTCGCGTGCCGCCTGGGCGACTGCCTTTTCAATGGCGCCATCCGACTTGATCAGGATGTTGTAGTGATCGACCAAGTAATGGCCTAGCTTGAAATCGTCCGCTTCGGTCCACTCGCCTACCTCGCCACCCCAGGGCGGCACACGGCGTTTCACCTGCAGCTGGGAGAATTCATTTAGGGCAATCAGCCCCTTCAGCTGATCGTCATTCATCAGCACGATGTAGACGTTTTCCCTGCAATCCTCGAGGCCGCCGCGCGGCTTGACGATCAGGCCATCGCGCCACGTCTTCTCATCTTCATCGTGAGGACCAGGCGCCACCGCGCCAGCCGGGACAGGGGTAGAAGCGGCCTTCAGTGCCGGTACCGGCTTTTCTCGTGCCGGCTTCGGCGGCCGCCAGCCGCGGTCGACCGCCATTTTGTAGACTGTCGCTGCCGTGATGCTGCCGCCGCCGAAAGATTTCCAATGCGACTCCAGGTCTTTCAATCCGCCGTACTTGCTGGCTTTGGACGACCAATAGTCCCATACCCCTAACCCCGCTTCGCCGAGAGCGTCATAGATACCCATGCCGACCCGGATCCACTCGTCGTAGCCGCAATCGGCTGGGATCACCGCCAGCGCCGATTCCAGCTTGGCCCGCTCATCAACAGGCCCGACCATGGGAGCCGCTGCCGTGCGCGCCACATGCTTGGCGCCCTTGACGGTGATCCGCAGGCGGTTGAGCACGGTCGCCGAGATCGGCGCAATCTCGCTGCTGCACCCCATGTACGGCTTCGCGGTGAACGTAAAGTATTGACGTCCACAAAACACTTCCAGGCCGATCTCGTTCGACTTAAAGGTGTCGGATTCACCGGCCACGATAATGTGCACGCCGGTGCCCGACGGCGAATATTCGGTGTAGGAGGCGCAGGCGTCGATGATCTTCTGCGCCATTTCCGTGATTTCGCCGGTTTCGCGCTTGATGCAGCCATCGATATCGATACCGATCAGGCCGTCACCAGGCAGAAACGCGAAGCCAACGCCAGAGTAGCGGCCATTGCTGGCCTGAACCACCTGCAGCGCCTGGTCAAGCGTGACGAGCGCGGCGCGGTCGGCTTCATCGCCCTGCTTACCAACGCGGCGATTGCCGCTGGAGTAATACGGCATCTTCTTCGGCTTCTTGTCACCGGGCTCGAAGCGCCAGAGCAGCCACTGGCAGCGGCGCCGCAGAGACGCCGGCACCAGCGCAATGTCGATGATTGCGTCAGGCGTGGTCATGCGCCACCTCATCCGGGAAGTGCTCGCGCAGATCGTCCAGCACGGCGGTGACGGTCAGGCCGGGTCCGTAAATCGCGATTAGCGCGTCCGGATAACGCTGGTGGAAGGTTTTGAAGTGAAGCGAATTCATGTTCGACAGCACCAGGGCGCCGCCGTTGACGAATACGGCAAACGGATGCGGGCTGGACTTGGCGCGGGTGAGGATGCGCTGGATGGCATCGGTCAGCTGCGTGGCCGGCTTGCGCGAGCCGCGAAAACGCGGCATAGGGACTTTCTTCGGAATCGAGACCATCACCGCTTACTCCTTGGATCTGAGCAGGACGGTGTCGGTGTCGCGGCAGTAGGCGCGGAACGTCAGCGCCTTGATCTCGTCGAGCGTGCGGTGCATTGCATCGACCACGGCCGACAGGTCAGCGCGCTCGCGGGTGTCGATTTCGCCGTCGGCGGTCGCCAGGGCGAACTTGCCGCACCACTGGCCGAGTTCGACGTGCAGTTGATTCATCTTGGCCAGGATGTCGTCATTGTCGACGTGGTCCACGTTCGGCAGCTTGACGAAGGTGCCGCCGCTGATGGTGGCGATCGCTTCGGCGAAATGCGTAGTGTCGGAGAAGGACTGCATCTGCAGCGCGATCTCGACCAGCATCGACTGGCCCTTGCGCTCATAGATCCGGTTTTCCAGGCTGTCCTTAGAGGTGCCGAGCGCCGCGGCCATGGCATCCCAGCCGCCGGCGAAGGCCTTGATCATCGTTTGATACGCTTTGCGAAGTTCCACCGACCTCTCCCTTTCTTTGTGGTTTTGATATTTATTTTTGGCAACTAAACTGTAGGTACTTCAAATAGGGCGGGAGTTCCACCGTGATACATTGCTATTCCCCAACAACAACTTCTTAACGAAGAAACCCCCATGAAACTCGATCGCGCTCTACAAAGAGAGCTGCTTGAATTGCTTGCTGTCGAATATCCGAACACTCGTGAATGCGTCTTTACCCCCGAGTTGTCGGACGAAGTAAACGAACGCCGCATTGCCAACCTGCTTTACCTTGAGGAGCATGGATTGGTCGAATCTGGACTGCGGTCGTACATGGACGGCAACTACGCCTCGACCGGGTCCAGAATTACTGCGCGCGGCCTGGACTTCCTTGCCGACGACGGCGGCATGAGTGCCATCCTGGGTACGGTGACGGTTAAGCTTCATGACGACACCATCAGGTCTTTGATGGAGCTAACGATCGAGAAATCGGATCTCCCGCCGCCAGAAAAGAAGAAATGGACTGATGCGCTTCGATCGCTGCCTGCCGACGCCATAAAACACCTAACGATGAAATTACTGGGCATGGGGCTGGACCACACGCCGGACGCAATTCACGCAATGCGAACGTTCCTTTTCCCGTGATCGCTCTAGCTTCAAGCAGGACGAAGTGACCGTGGCCAATCTGGTCGCCAAAGTTCACCCAAAAGTCATCAACCGGAACCGAACCTTCGATGAAGACGCCGTTTTCATGGAAAACCACTGCGTCGACGTGTGCCCTTACCAGGTGAGTCATGACCCGACCTCTCAAAAGACTGACGAAACGGATGCGCGCGTTGACCGACCAGCGCATCGCACGACATGTGACCCGGCCGAAGCGGCGCTATTTCGCCCAGATTGCTGGACGGCGTGGACTATCAAGGAAGGCTTGGCTGCAGGTGCGTCGGCTGTTGAGGGAAGCGAGACCATCTTGACTGTCATGGAGCGTCCTTGGAAGGCAGCGTGATCGATGCGCGGATATAGCCCCAATCCACATCTGGACGGAGCTCTTCGCATCGCACGGCTCCATTGGTTAACCGCTCAATGCCAGGGCAATGCTCAGCTGGGACTTTTCTGGCGCTCTCCTTCCATTGCGAGACCGCTCCCTTAGTAATTCCCAAGCCTGCAGCCAAGGCGGTCGCCGAGCCGACGATAGAGATCGCTTCTTTTAAAGCTTCATGTTCAGTTCTTAGGCACATGATAATTTCCAATAGACAATTGCAGTATAGAACGCTATACCGAAAGGAGTCAAGCACTCTAAACCTCTATGTGTTTAGAGTGCTAAACATGTCTACACTTGCCGAACGGATACAAGAGGTCATCGATGCGGGTTACTCGCAAGTTGATCTCGCACGCGCTGCCAACGTCACTAAGGGCACTGCAAATCAGTGGCTAAATGGCGGCATTAAGTCGATCAAACTTGAATATGCCCAAGCGATCGAGGACTTGACCGGCTTTTCCGCTGTTTGGCTCGTAACAGGCAGAGGTGACAAGCGCCTCCCAGGCCGCGACAACCCAAGCCAACGCCCTCAGTTCGCTCCTGTCCAAGTCATTAGCGAACATGACATACCAGCCGGGGTAGTCAAAATAAGAAAGGTAAAACTTCGCCTCTCAGCTGGCATCTCAGGTTTCTCCATAGATGAAGTCGAGGAAGACGGAAACCCAATTTTCTTTCGTGATGATTGGCTTGCTGGGCGGGGCTACTACCGCGAAAACTTGATTGCCTTACGTGTAAAAGGCCAAAGCATGGAGCCAGGCCTTTATGAAGGGGATACAGTTGTTATCAACACCGCCGACACGAAGCCTAAAGATGGCTCGGTATTCGCTGTGAACTACGAAGGTGAAGCGGTCATAAAGAGGCTGCAGCGGGACATCGGCTTCTGGTGGTTGGTATCCGACAATTCGGATCAGCGACGCTATCCAAAGAAGAGATGCGAAGGAGAGGCATGCATTATTCTTGGCCGAGTCGTGCATAAACAAAGTGAACAAATTTAACCGCATTCCCTACGCAGATGGTCTAAGCGTGGAAAGAGCTATCAGGAACCATTTCGTCGCCGATCCAAGCCTAAATGCGACAGTAGAAGAAATTCACGAACTTTGGAATTCATGGCCAGATAAACCACTGCCCATCGAGTGGACTAGCTTTGCTGTGTCACGACTCAGCACCGATGGCTTCCTCGAAAATGCAATGGTTGGTACGAAAGTAGTCTGGTTTCGGTCAGATACCTTTAAAGGAAACGTATTCTAAACTTCGAAGTATAGTTTTCTTGACTGCATAAAGTTTAGCGGACTATACTGCATTCCATCGCGCAACATTCCGTTGCGGAAAACCGATGGAGGCTTGGATGTCCCTGCAATTCTTCAAGCGCTGCGCCCAGACGGTCGCCGCTCTTGATTCCCACGATCCCGCCATTGCCGCCCGCACGCTCCAGCAGCTGGAGCAGCGCGCCGGCCGCGCCCTTTCCTCTTACCGCTGCCGCCTGCGGCCGTTCGACGTCGCCTGCGCTGACGACTCGGCACTGGACGGCTTTATCCAGCTGAAAGCGTCCAACGCCGTCGAAGCGCAGCGCCTGGCGCACCACGTCACCGGCGCCGCGGTCATCGATGTCACCCGCATGGAGGGCTGAGCCATGCGCCGCTTCTCCGTCAAAGTACGCACCGAGACCGAGTTCCACAGCTTTATTGCTGTCGGCTCCTCTAGCGCAGATGTGCACAAGGCAGCCGAGGATCGCTTCGGCGGCCTCAGCTGCATTGTCGTCATTCCGCTGTAAGGGGGCAGCCATGGCCACCCTCTGCAAGCCGGCACCGAGCCGCTTCGCGCTCGAGCGCGCCCACCGCTTCCTGAAACTGACCCTGCCGCTCGACCAGGCGCTTGAGCGCACTGCGTTCCGCCTGATCCTCGAAAACGTCGCCCGCGGACCGAAGCTCTGCCCCACCCGCCTTGACGTCAAGAAGCTTCAAGCCAATGACCATGACTAATTCATCCATCACCCTCAAAAGCCGCGTGGACTTCGACAGCGACGACGGCCGCCATACCGGCACCGTCGTTGGCCTGCTGCGCGACATCAACAACGGCCGCGGCATCGCCCTGGTCGAGATCGACCACGAGCTGCCGGGCGTCGTCCACCAGGTCGCCATCGACCAGCTGCACGTCAGGTACCCCCATGTCGCGTGACAAGAAGAAGCGCACCAAGGTCTACCGGCCGAAGCACATCCAGATCCCGGTCATGCCGGATCTGCAGCGCGAGTTCATGCTGGCCGCGCATGCGTCGCTGGCCACCTTGCGCCTGGCGCCCAGCCTCGACGCATTCGACAACTTGGCCGACCTGTTCAACACCGTCTATGTCGCCGCACGCGATGCGGGCCATTCCATCACCGTTCTGGAGTCCGGCATGCGCGCATTGCAGACGGTCGGCGACCGCCATGACGAGAAAGGCGCGCTGGCGATCGCCCGCTTCGAGCTGCCGCCGATCGAGAACGCCGTCTTCGAATGCGAGCGCCTGGTGCCGCTGCTCGACATCTTCGGCCTGTACAAGGCACGGCTCAAGGCGCAGGCCCTGCAGCGCATGAACGCCCTGCAGGCGCCGCTGGAGGCTGCGTGAACACGAATTCCAACCAGCGCCTGTTCTATTGCCTCGACGCGTTCCCCTCCGGCGAGCGCGAAGAGCTGGTGCGCACGACATCGCAGCTGCACAACTGGCTGCCCATCACCAAATCTTCTCACCCTGACGCCGCCCTCTTCGTCGACGGCAAGTGTCGCTACCAGGGCCAATTTTCCGACGAAGCCATTGCCCAGATCGAAAGGGAAATCAGATGACCTCCGATGAGTACATTCCGCCTTGGCACAACGTGGCAGACCAGAAGCCGGACGTCGACACGACTGTCCTGATTTTCAACGCCGGTGCTAACGAGCCAGTCTGGCTTGGATGGTTCGATGGGGAGATATGGCGCTACATCGATGGCATGCCGGCCATGCCATCCCATTGGACTGAAATTCCCGGAGGACCGGAAGCATGAGCGCTACTGTTGAACTCTGGACTTCGAGCGCCCGGGATGCCTTTGGCTGCCGCTTTCGAGATGCTTGGCATGTCGTCGGCTGGGAAGAAGGCAAGCCGCCAGAAGGCTACGTTTGCTGGCTGCCGACCCAACATGAACAGAGAATGCCAGCGGCCATTAAGTCCGCTGCGCCCCAACTGGAGCTTTTTGAATGAATCACCGCGTATTGAAATTGCAGGAAGTGATGGCCAAGGTCGGCATGAAGAAGACGTCGATCTACCGCGCGATCTCGGTCCACGATTTTCCGGCGCCGATCAGCCTGGGCGCCCAAGCAGTCGGCTGGGTGGAAGCGGAAATCGATGCCTGGATCGAGTCACGCATGCAGGCGCGTCAGGTGTATAAATTTGGACTTGATCTGACAGGACATGTCGGATGAGAAGGCCGGTATCGACCCGTCGCTGCCCTACGCTTAGACATCTTGACGGGCTCCTCTTAGCGTAACATCGGACATCCAATAGACAAACAGGGGCGGAGGCTAGCCCCTCCGAAAGGGATTGATATTGGTGAATCAGAGGAGACAAGCAACCCGCTTTTAAGGCGGGTTTTGTTTTTGTATGGGTGTTACTACGCAAGTGATCCATTCCCTTAATAATCAGGAGACTATCTAAGCTTTTAGAATGGGATTAACAATTTTCGTGGGAGAGCAGTCGAAGCGAGAATATGGCTAATTAGGGACAATTCTTGGTTCCAAACCTACAACACCAGTTGAAGTCCCTCGCTCCTCGTCTTTCCGGTTGCCATAACTCTTGCAACTCTATCAGTTTGCAATCGATAATGCTTCTCTTCTCCGCAAGACCACTACCTGCTGACCCTCTTGTTATGTTTCTTAACAAAATTGTTGCACCTTCCTGCCTATTAGTCTCATAAGAGTTACCTAATCAAAAAGTCCCCAATACTGGCCAAAATTTGCAACTATAAATTGGAAGATCGTCAGTAGGCCGATAATTAGATAAAGAAAGACCACAATTTTTTTTCTTGCGGCTGGACTGGCTAACGCTGTTTGCAAGCGTGGCTGCAGATACCGTCTTGCCACATAAATGGCAATGGCAAAAATCAGAATATTGATGAAATGTATCATCGCGATACGGCTTGAAAAAACGTCTTACTAACGCAGCCCTCCATCTCTGCACCATGGAGATAAGCGCATACTTGATCGGCAGGCGATGCCAATGTCAAGCCCGACGGTAAACGCTTAAAATGCGAAGAAATTTAAGCGACGAAGAAAGACACCGCACAGCCGTCCAAGTCAGTCTACAGGCACTAAGAGGGCATTCCAGATATGACCGACCGACCCTTTTAGCGATTCGCCTAACTAGCCATTAGGCTATGGAGCAGAACGCGTTACATTTGCCGTCGGTGTCGGCACAATGCTAATGCGATAATATTGCGAATAGTCTAGAAGCGGGCTGTAATTCACATCCGCTGGGTTAGTTACACGGAAGTCAACCAAGCATAATTCACCGGCCGTGGTGACTCCAGGGTTTGGCGTGAACCAGAAGGCGCCATTAACGATGGTGATCGTCCCTACACCGAGGTTCGGCTGTATAGCAACCCCCGTTGGAACGGCAGTCGGAGAGCCAATCAGGCCAGGCAACCGGCACGGCGTATTTTGTAGTACCTCCACGCCAAACTCATAACCGTTGTATCCAAGGTTGCGGCAATCCGTTCCTGAAATAGGAGATGAATCCGTGCCCGGCACGGCTGATCCCAATTCCAAGGGCAAACTAACAACATTAGAATTAACGACTGAGGTATCGACATAAGCGAAAAGGTTGTCCTGTATTGGACCGGCACTTGTCGGAGTGAATGTCATCTGGTATTGCGTTCTTCTAGGTTCCCCCTGCACCGTTGCAAGGGGCGTCGCCGGCGCATCCCGCCGATACAGGCTGACGGATTTAATGACAGGAATTTCGTACACAGGAATTGCGATAGTCGAAGTATCCAGAGCTATGGTAACCGTCACGGGCACATCTGGCTGCAAAGTGGCTCTATCAGCAGTGATGGCCGTCGCTTTTGGCGAACCGAATAACACAATTTTCGGCACAGTAGCGTTAACCACAGAAGAACTAAGACTTAAAAATCTGAGCACGGTTAACTTGGCGGCAAGCTTTACTCCAAATTCACTGGTCACTTCATAGCTGGACGCATAAGACAAGTCTGCCAACTGAGTTGACGAAGTGGCGAAACTCCCATTTACGCCCGCTCCTCCCCTGACTGTCATAAATTCAAGTGAGAGTTTTCCCCCTAATACTCCCTTGATCTTTTGTGCGGCCCGCTTTAGCCATGGATTGTCTAGCGATAGAATTACGCCTCCGTATGCAAAGACCCTCGGTTCTACCCGTGCTTGAGGAGCAGAAGGCAAAACGATTTTGATCTCACCCGCCGTAATGTCAGGCTCTCCGTTCTTTACGTAAGTTTGACAGCTAGGCAGTGACGGTTCTGTGGTGAAGTCCGCTGCAAACGGAGGACATTGCATTCCGCTATTCAAGGTTTGTTTATATTTGAAGGGAACGCTGAACGTATCCTTGCCAGAGCTGTTCGATAATTTAAACTCAAAACCTATGACTGGCTTCGATCCAATAGCCACTTGCGCGAATGCACCAGGAAGAGGCACACTCGGAAAGGATGCCAGTTCCATCTTGCAATCCGCAGTAGCCTCGAGATCGGCTCCTGAGGCGAATTCAAGAGTCCCGTCAATCGCAATCGGACCTTTGATGCTTATGTCTAGTCTAGTAAGGGCAGTTGTTGTTCCCTTTACTTTTACATCATTGCGGAACTTCGGGACCATTTTGAAAGCAGCTTTGAGAAGGTCGATTGAAATGCCGGCCGTTGCTGTGCACACAAAACCAGTATCTCCCAAGCGAAACTGATTGGGCTCTAGTGGGGGCGCTGGCGTATCGCTGATCGTCGTATTGCTAAGCAGTTTCGGAGTATTGGCTGCAGCTTCCTTGGAGGTGAAAACGAGGTCTCCATCGGGGTCGGTAGTAATGGTGTAGCTGTCGGCAATTTCTCTTGGGATTACCGCGTCAGCATCAGCAAGCCTGAACCCCTCATCAATATCCAACTCGCGAAATAGCTGCATAAGCGGTATGGTTTCAATGATAATTTGCGTTTGGTTGTTTTCGACCTTTGACTCAACGACTTTGCCTGCCAGTGGAATCTCTCCCGTACCAATCAACACAGTTCCAGTCGGATAAGCCGTATTTCCCTTGAGGATCACACTGCCCCGGTACCCTATGTCATACTCGGCCTCTGGGTTCACCGGAAAAGGGCCTTCGGCAACTTGACTGTCTTCGATCAGCACTGCGCCAGAAACTGGCGTTGCGATTACTATGGTTGTAGGGGGTGACTTGACCCCGTTAGCCTCTGCCACGATCTGAGCCGACCCAACTGCTGCTACGGCAGTGACTTTGCCACTTGCGTCTACGGTAACTATGTCCGGCTTGGATGAAGACCATTGCGCGGTCGTAGGGGTGCTTGTGCCATCAGAACGGACAAAAGTTGCTTGAAGCTGTTTGCTGTCTCCTCTATCTGCAAACAGTATTGATCTCGGGCTAATAGTCAAAGAATTTGATGTGGCGGCGTTCTCCGTGGTTGTTGCAGTAGCCGCATTTTCATCACCGCCCCCCCCGCTGCCACAACCGGCAAGCCATGCTGCGAGAATGGCGACGATAACCCATTGAGCAATGAATGGAGCGTACTTCATGATTGTCTCCTTACTTACCTCTAGATTGTGTGCCTGTTGGCTTGATAGGTATCTGGATAACAAGCCAAAGCAGGGGTGGGCTGCGCACTGCGCAGTCTTAGATTTGTAAGTTGATGTTGGAGAGATTCGAGATGGAGCAGGATGCGGCCATTTTGCTGGGTCAGTTGGTAGCCGATCCAGCAGCCAATGGTTACCACTGCCCAGGCGAGAACAACCAGCAGGACCATAATGTCCTCTTCTTGCGCTTGTTTTTTAGACAGTCCGCTGGCGCTGCTCAAGAAAAGAACGCAGCCAGTAACCGCTAGTCGTTGGAGTCTAGGATGTACATGAGACGTTTCAAGATAGGCATGAGAGCGGAAGCCAGCGGATGAATAACCGCTTGACCTACATCAGACGAGGAGCGCATGGCGCGCTCCGGCTGCCAAGGCCAAACAGCAGCATTTACAACACAAAACGTTCCTATTGTTAACTTAAGAGCCAAAAGGTGTGCATCTATATGGTTTACCATTGACAACCAGTGGAGCAGCATAACAGCGTAGCAATACGATGACCTTAATCACCAAGCCTACGATCGACCATGGCAAGCCATACTCGTGTGCTATCCCGTTGTGGGTGCACGCTGGCGCAGGTCGCGCATTCCCATCTGGCCGCAACTCAACTGGCTACGAAAACGTTGACGCAAAGGGTTTGATCGCCATGCGCGCGGAAATCCAGTTGGTCAACTAAGTGGGTGCTCCTTATCTAAGGCGCAACGTCAGAAAAAGCGGCCTACCAAGCAAAGCTGTTGATCCTGTAAAACCGGTTCGATCCTTGCGGACGAGTCCTGACCAGCGCACGCGTAGAAAGCGCGACCAATGCTGTAGCCGAGGATCTGCTGGCGCCTTTGCTCGACACGCCACACCCTGTAGTCCGATCGTAATGTATGCGCGTACCAAATAAGGACATCTGTCGCGTCTGATTTGCTCCACCAAGCGAACGTTCAAAGCTAAAAGGTGAAGGCCGGCAACTGGCCGATTTCGGAAGCATGTCTAGTTTTCAGTTGCGATGAAATGTGACAGCGGTTAACAGACCGAGTCTGGTTCACTACGCGTCAGGCCATTTCCAGCTCGGCCACGGCCAGCTTCTCGATATAGTTGGACCAGTCCTGCATCATCTTCGTCCGCTGTTCCAGGAACTGAGCGCGGTCATATGCCTGGTCGACGCGGTTGCGCTTCACATGGGCCAGCTGCAGATCCACGATCTCGTGCTCGTACCCAAGTTCCTGCTTGATCGCCGACATGCCTAGGGCACGAAAGCCGTGCCCGGTCATCACATCCTTGTAGCCCATCCGGTAAAGCGCCATCAGTAGCGTCCCTGACGACATCGGCGTCTTCGGCGTGCGGGTGTTCGGGAACAGGAACTCGCTGCGCCCGGAGTACTCCCGCAGCTCCCCCAGGATCGCCAGCACCTGGCGGGATAGCGGCACAACGTGATCCCGCCCCATCTTCATCCGCTCCTTGGGAATTACCCAGAGCGCCCTCTCTAGGTCGAATTCCGACCACACCGCCGCCCGCAGTTCCTTGGTGCGTACGAAGGTATGCATCAGCAGCAGCATGGCGCAGTTGGTACTGTTGCGCATCCGGCCGCGGTTACGATAGATATCGCCCACCAGTTTTTTCAGATCCTCTACCTGTATGGCTGGGAAGTGACCTGCCTTGGGCCGCTTCAGCACTTCCTTCATCGGCCGCGCCGGATTCTCTGGACGCATCCCGAGCGCGATGCCGTAATCGAAGATCCGCTCGCAGTACCGCCGCACCCGGTGGCAGGTACTCAGGACGCCGCGCGCCTCCATGGCATCGAACGCCGCCCGCAGCTGCAGTGGCGACACCTGGGCGAAGGCGGTTTTCCCGACGTGCGGGAAGACATCATCCTCCAGCCGCTGCAGCACCAGGTCGGCTGTATGCTCGGTCCATTCCGGTGCTCGCAGGGCGTGCCATTCCCGGGCGACATGTGCGAACGTCTTCTCGGCCTCGCTCCGGCGCGCCAGCTTTTGCTCCTGCTTGGCCACCGCCGGGTCAACGCCCTGCTCCAGCTTTTGCCGCGCTTGATCCCATAAGCGGCGCGCCTGGACCAGCGTCACGTCCGGATAGACGCCCAGTGCTAGCGTCTTTTGCTTGCCCGCAAAACGGTAGGCGCCGCGCCAGTACTTACTGCCACTGGCGGAGACAAGCACGAACAGGCCCTGCTGGTCCGTTATCTTGTATTGCTTGCCGGTGGCCTTGAGATTACGGATGGCGACGTCCGTGAGCGGCATGTTGGTATCTCCGTGCTGAGCTTGTTGGTACGAGGCACGAATAATACCAACAAATTTCGTGGCTGCGGAGAAACGGAAATGGACTAATGGAAACTAGCGGAAATAGCTAAGTCGTTGATTTTAAGACGAGAATGAACGGGGTGAAACATCGTCGAACTGCTCTATTGCGCCCACCAGTGCCGCATCACCGGCGATGAACTGGCCGCCGCCCTCAAGCGCGGCGATGCCCAGGCGCTCAACGCCAAGCATGCAGAGGTCAAGTCGCGCCTGGAGTTCCTGCAGGGCTATGCCACCGCGATGGAGCATGCCGGCCTGATGCAAAAATCCGCCGCCGATGCCTTCTTCGCTGCCTGCGCCGTAGTACGACGATGACTCTGTAAGCTGGCCCCATTTTCCGCAAGCCCTGGCAGGCATGCCACGGTCCGGCCTGGCTCCTACAGCCAGCCGATGCGCCGGAAACGCCGGTACAGGATGACGCAGCCGATGGTGACCGTCGCCAGCACCGTCGGATACCCGTACTTCCAGTCCAGCTCCGGCATGGTGTGGAAATTCATGCCGTACAGGCTGAACATCATGGTGGGCACTGCCAGGATGGCACCCCAGCTGGCGAGACGCTTGACGACTTCGTTCTGGCGAATGGTGATGCCGGCCAGCGCCACCTGCATCGCCGCATTGATCATCTCCCGCATGCGGTCGCTGGTCTGGACGATGCGCGACACGTGATCGAGGATGTCGCGGTAATACACCCGGCTTTCCTTGGGAACGATCTCGCCGTGGAAGCGCAGCAGCCGGTTGCAGACGTCGATCAGCGGCGAAGCCGCCGACTCCAGCCCCAGCAGTTCGTTTTTGATCTGGTAGAAATCCTGCAAATAATCGTTCTGCGAAGTCGGGCTGAACAGTTCCTCCTCCAGGTAGCGGAAACGGGACTGCAGGTTATCCATGCAAGGCTGGTACTGGTCGACCACGAAATCGATGATGGCATACAGGACGTAGCCCGGTCCGGTGGCGAGCCGCTCCGGCAGGCTTTCGCAGCGTTCCCGCACGCGCCGGTAGCCGATGGAAGGTCCGTGGCGCACGGTAAGCACGAAGCGCGGGCCGACGAAGATATGGGTTTCGCCGAAGTGGATGGTGCGCTCAATCAGGTGGGCGGTATGGAGCACCACGAACAGCGTTTCCCCATACTCTTCCAGCTTGGGCCGCTGGTGGGCATTGCGGGCATCCTCCACCGCCAGCTCATGCAGCTCGAACTCGTCCTGCATCATGCGCAGCAGCTCTTCGTCGGGTTCCAGCAAGCCGACCCAGACGAAGGTGTCGGGCTCCTTCAAATGCTCGCTGATGGCGTCGAGCGAAACGTCTCCCAGTTTTCTGCCGTTCTTGTAGACCGAACAACTCACGACGGCGCTGTGTGCATTCATCAATACGCTTTCCGGATGGGTGGTGGCTGCACTTACATTAGACCAGAGGCGGCGTCCGGCGGCTTGAGGAATTTACAGGGTGTTACCGGCGCGCCCGGAGCGCGTTCGATTGGCGCCACGCGGCGGCCATCGGACCGGCCTCCTTGGCCCTTGCCCAGCGGCGCGAAGGTGCCCGCCGGCTCATCGATGCGTATTGCACCGCTCCGCAACACGGCCTGATGGCAGGCCCGTTAGGTCGCCGCCGGCTTCGGCCGCAAACTCGGCTCCGGATGCGCCGCAATCCACATCAACCAGGCTGTGTGGCCCCGGCACGATGCGTTGCAAGATCGTCGAGGATGGGACATTCCGGCCGCTGGTTTCCATGGCAGCAGTCCGCCAGATGCTGCAACTCGTCGCGTATCGACTGCAGCTTGCCGATCTCCCGGTCAAGTTCATCGATGTACTGGCGCGCCAGCTGCTTGACTTCGGCGCTCTTGCGTCCGCGATCCTCCCACAGTCCAAGCAGCATCTTGATGCGCTCCAGCGAAAAGCCGAGATCGCGCGAACGACGGATGAAGCGCAGGGTCTGCACCGCGTTCTTGTCGTACTGCCGATAGCCGGCAGGAGTACGGCTTGCCGCCTCGAGCAGGCCGACGCTTTCGTAATACCGAATCATTTTTGCCGTAACGCCGGATGCCTGCGCCGCTTCGCCGATGTTCATTGCGTTGTCTCCACATTGCTGGTGAATGCCAGATTAATCCTTCCCATGATAGGAAGGTAAACGCCTCATTGTGCCACTTCCATGCAGGTGCCTGCATTCAACGCGGCCGGCGCCGGCGGCGACGGCTTGACCAAAAGAATGACTGGCGAAATCTGCAAAACAGGCTATATACTGTATATGCATACAGCACATGATTTGTGCTTTTTCAGCTTCATTCTTGTCCGACTAATTATTTTCCAGCGCCCCATGTCAAACGCCCGTCTCATCGTCGCCGGCCCGGCGCCGCTCATTTCCCTTGCTGCAGCCGACGAACTCGATACGCTGCTCATGCTGATGCCAGCCATCAGCATCCTTGTGCCAGACATGGTGCGTCACGAACTGATCCAGCGCATCGATCAGCCCGGTGCGGTCGATGCGCTGGAGTGGATCCGGGCCAATGAATCCGGTCAGGTTTTCGTGCGCGCAACCGAGGAATTCGAGGAGTATGCGGTGCTCAGGACACGAGCCATGAAACCCGACAATAACCGCTGCGAATTGGCGGCGTGGGAAGTCATCGGCCGGGAATTGCAGCGCGATGCGGAAGCGGCGACCGTGGAGCCCGCAGGCTGCGCCACCACGGCGGGCGCATTGATCGTGCTATGCGACGACACGCCCGCCCTGCCGGCACTGTTGGCGCGACTTCCGGAAAGCGTCCTGGTATTTTCGACTTCCGGCTATCTGGAAAAGCTGCGCAGCCGGCAAGTCAAACCGATGGTGGATGCGCTGCTGCAGCGCCTGATGAACCTGGGGCGGTCGCATCGGGCTTGATTTCCGCATCACGCCAGCAGTGTCTGCCTGATTCAACCACGCGGATGCTGGCCAGCTCCAGGCTGCACCAGCTTCATGCCAAAGGCGCACGACTTTCGTGCGCCTTTTCTCTTTTTGCACGGATTCAGCCCGCGAAGCGGGGATCCATACGCACTCGGAACTGGCCCGTTACTTGCATTAATGAAGCGTGTCTCCTCTGGTTGCAAGGTAACCATTAAGCCCCAGCCCTGCTGGGGCTTTTTTTCGCTCATTGGGTTTGATTAAGCACGGGCTCAATTCTTCTATTTTTTTGAAATTAAAGCTTTCCTAGGCCAGATGCGGCAATGCGGCGGAAATAAAAAATCCACTTCGACACCTACTGAAAACGGTGCCCTTCTTCCGTGCCCGAGAAAGCAAGGAGCAGGATTCTTCTATTGTGTAACAGGCAAGCCTTTGGCTGTGACAAACGAGCTTTGCCTCGTGCCTGGCACGTTCGACTGACCTGAAATAAGGTTGATGAAAGCGCAAACCCATTCGGTTATCGGCGCTATGCAGTGCTTCAAGACTCCGCGCCTCAAATTGGTTTCTGTTGGCTAAAACGGGGCCGCCACTTCCACTCTGGAAAGCCGGTATGATTGACCGCCCTGCTCAACAAAAATCATGCCCTTTGGCATCGTTTGAAATCGTTGCCAACTTATGGAACATATTGAGTCTCTCCGGAGCGAAATTGCCGAATACCGGTTCCTGGTGGAGCTGGACGACCTGGTACGGCACCTGGTAGACCCGGCCGAAATCACGCTCGCTGCGGCCACGTTCCTCGGACAACATTTGGGCGCCAACCGGTGCGCCTATGCAGACGTCGAGGCTGACCAGACCACCTTCAACTTGACTGGCAATTACACCAATGGTGTGCCCACCATCGTCGGCCGTTATGACATATCCGCCTTCGGTGCCGAATACGTAAGGCTCTGCCATAGTGGCGTGCCATACGTCGTTGAAGACGCGGAGACGGATGACCGCGTAGCGCAGGTACGCGACGTCTATCGACAGTTGCAGATTCGTTCTGTGGTTTCCATTCCCATCATCAAGGCTGGCAAGTTCGTGGCCGGCATGGCGGTGCATCAGGTGTCATCGCGCCAGTGGCAAGCAGCCGAGATACGGCTAATCAGTATGGTGGCCAATCGCTGCTGGGAGTCCATTGAACGCAATCGCATTACCCGCGAACTGCATGAGAGCGAAGCGAAATTCCGCACCATAACCAATGCCATGCCCCAATTGGTTTGGACCGCGAGGCCGGACGGGTTTGTTGACTACCATAACGACCAATTGTTCGACTACGCCGGCGTACCGCGTGGGAGCACGTCTGGAGACGCGTGGGCAGATTTGATTCACCCTGAAGACCAGAAGCAAGCCTTCGAAGCTTGGAGCCACAGCGTGGCAAACGGTGTTCCCTATGAAACCACATATCGGGTCCGGCACCATTCGGGAGAATATCGCTGGACCCTGGCCCGCGGTTTGCCGGTTCGCGATGGGAGCGGCAACATAATCAAATGGATGGGCACCAATACAGACATCCAGGCGCAAAAGCGGGCTGAAGAGCTGCTGCGGGAAGCCAATCATCGCAAGGATGAATTTTTAGCGATGCTTGCGCATGAATTGCGAAATCCCCTTGCGCCTATCAGTGCGGCCGCTGATCTGCTTTCCATGACCAAGGCGGCAGACGCACAGGTGCAGAAAACCGCCGACATCATCCGACGCCAGGTCGACCACCTGAGCAGCTTGGTGACGGACTTGCTGGATGTCGCCCGCGTGACGCGGGGCACCATCCAGCTCGAAAGCGCGCTGTTCGACGTCAAGCAAGTCGTCGCGGACGCCGCCGAGCAAGTGCGGCCATTAGTGGAACAGCACAAGCATCACTTGGTGATGCATCTTGCGCCGGAAGCGGTATTTGTCATGGGAGACCAGAAGCGCTTAGTTCAGGTGCTAACCAATCTGCTCGACAACGCCGCGAAATACACGCCCGCAGGCGGCAACATCACCCTCAGGATGGCGGCTAGCCAGAGCGAAGTCATCTTGTCCGTCAGCGATGACGGCCTTGGCATGAAACCAGACCTCTTGCAGAACGTTTTCGACCTATTCCAGCAGGGGGAACGAACGGTAGAACGTTCACAGGGCGGTTTGGGCATCGGGCTGGCCTTGGTGAAAAGCCTGGTCGAGCAACATCATGGAACCGTGATCGCCAAGAGTGCCGGCCCTAGCCAGGGGAGCGAATTCGTCGTCCGTCTGCCCCGGGTCTACAAAGCCGAGGAACCCGTCGGCATGGCAAGGCCCACCCCGCAGCCACCTTCAAGGAAGCTGCGCATTTTGGTCGTTGACGACAACATGGATGCGGCCGAGTCCACCGCCACGCTGCTGAAAATGATGGGAAATGAGGTGGCGGTGGAGTTTGAACCGGGTGCTGCGTTGGCGCGCGTGCAGCGCGAGAAATTCGATGCCTATGTCCTGGATATCGGCCTTCCCGGTATGGACGGATACGAACTGGTCCAGCGGCTGCGCTCCTGCCAGGGAATGGAAAAGGCAGTCTTCGCGGCAGTTACCGGTTATGGCCAAGAGCAGGATAGGCAAAAATCTGCGGCGGCCGGCTTCGACCACCATTTTGTCAAGCCAGTCAACATCCATGCGCTTACCGAGGTGTTCAAAGTTCTGCATTGACGTACCCGTAAGACAACTCAATAAGCGGGCACAAAGACAGGGCTGGTTCTCAATCTCAATGCCTTGGCATCAAAACCTATTCCTGCCGATTCGATGATCAAAAGCGACGAAGACCCGGGGCTGTCAGCTGAATGAAATTCTTCAGGAATGCCAAGTAGGCTCCGCGCTCCTGGAAGTTGGGACGGTGAGCTCGAATAAAACCGCCGCCTCCGGATTGGCCGGTTTTCGCTGCCCAGTGCGATGGCGGCGTCCAATGCTCCCATCCGCGCACGCTTTTCCGTTTCATACTGCCATCGTAATGCGCTGCTCGCATTGAGCCGTTCCCGCATCTGGTCCAACGTCGCATACCGCTTCAGCAGCTGTTCCAAAGACTGGGTAACAGCGGAGGTTTGCCTTTGCAGATAGACAAGGTCGCCGGCAAGGGTGTCATGCGCGACAAGGCACCACTTGAGTACTGGAGGGGTTCCTTCGCTTCTGTCTGTCATAAGAATCAACAGTGCGGAAGTGGAAGAACCGAAAACATGCGTTTTCCTTGGTGTAACGCACAAAAAGGGGCTGTACGGAGTTTGGTGCGGCGTTTAATGACACCCCGCTCATTTCTTTGCTTGCGGGCTTACGACAACCTCACCGCTCGATTTTTTCTTCCCGATTCCGACATGTTATTTCGCAAACTTTTGGTAGAAAACCGAGTCGCAATGATGTCAAGGTGCTATGAGATAAACGAATCTTCATATCGGCATCTACCAGCCAATGGCCATGGGTTTCCTTTCCGCGAAGACGGCGCGCCTATCGGCGACGATGGGCCAGGTGCCTCGCCTTGCCGGTTTATGGACCAATTTGCGGCCATCCTTGATCTGGACGTCGCTTGTGCTGCTGCTGATGCTGTTTTGCTGGGCGGGCCTGCTCGACGTGCTGGAAAGGGAAAGGCGCGAACAGGAAGCCGACGCCCTGAAGGAAGCGGAGGTGTTGGCGCGGACTTACGCCGGACACCTGTACCGCTCGCTGGAATCGATCGACCAGATCACGCTGTATATCAAGCATGGCTGGGAAACCTCCAACGGCACGATCCGGCTGGAAAAAGTGGCGCCCGAAGGACTCTACCCGACGGATTCCGGGCTGTATCTCAGCATCATCGACCGGCGCGGCGACCTGGTCACGACGACCATTCCCTTCCCCAGCAAGGTGAATATCGCCGGCCAGCCCTATTTCACGCTTCACTTGGCGCGTGATGGCGAGTTCTACGTCGGCGCACCGCAGATCGGCCCTTTCTCCCGCAAGCCCATCATTCCCTTCTCCCGCCGACTGTCCGACCGGGACGGCGGATTTTCGGGCGTGGTGGTGCTGTCGGCGCAACCGCAGTATTTCATCGCCGGCTACGACAAGCTGACGCTGGGTCGGCACGGGTTGCTGGCCATTACCAATCCGGACGGCTCGCCCCGCATCGTGCGCGTGGGTGACGAAGTGTATCTGCCGGAGAATCAGCCGTTCCGGTCCAACCCGGTATTCGACAGCCGGTCGGGCAGCAGGCTGCTGCCGGGCATCGACTGGTTCAAGGATGGGCGCAGCCGCTACGTGGCGTGGCAAGTGACCGAACGATATCCCATGATGGCTCTGGCCGGCGTGGACCAGGACAGCTTTCTTTCGCCCTTTCTGAAGCGCCGCCAGCAGATCGTCAGCACGGCAGCCCTGGTATCGGTAGGCGTGCTGGCCATCCTCGCGCTGGTCATCGCACTCTCTCTCAGGCTAGCCCGGCGCCAGCAGGAACTGGCCACCATCCAGCATACCTACCGCATCGCCACCGAGGCGGCCAACGAAGGCTTTTACATTGCCGAACCCGTCCACGACTCGCGCGGAAACATGACCGATTTCAAGATCATCGATTGCAATCACCGCGGCGCTGATTTCCTACGCCATCGGCGCGACGACCTGGTCGGCAAGAAAGTCAGCGAGGTCTATCAGGGTGAAACTCGTGACTTCATCCTGGAGGTGCTCAAGCGGGCGATGATCAATCGCCATTATGAAGGCGAAATCGATCTCGGCGGACTGGGTGGGGAAGGACCACGCTGGGCCCAGCTGCGCATCCTGCGCCCGGAAAGCAACCTGGCGGTCAACATGCGAGACATCAGCGACACGAAGACGCACGTCGCCGAACTGCAGCGCATTGGCAACGAGGATGCGCTGACCGGTCTACCGAATCGTCATTGGCTCAACGGCTTTCTGCCCGATGCGCTCAAAGCAGCGGTTCATTCCCGCAAGAAATTCGCCCTGCTCTATCTCGACCTGGACGGATTCAAGAGCGTCAACGACAGCAAGGGCCATGAAGCCGGAGATGAAGTGCTCTGCCATGCCGCCCGGCGCTTGCGTGAGGCGGTGCGTCCGGAAGATCGGGTGGTCCGCCTGGGCGGCGATGAATTCCTGGTCATTCTCGAAAACCTCGCAGGCTCGCGTGATGCCGCCCATGTCGCCGACCGCATCCAGGAAGCGTTCCGGCCGCCGTTCCGCATTACCAAGGGCGTGCACTCGGTCGGCGCGTCCATCGGCATTGCCGTGGCACCGAAGGATGGCCAGGATTCCGATACGCTGCTCAAGCATGCCGACAGCGCGATGTATGCGGTCAAGAAAGCCGGCAAGCGCGGTTATCGCTTCTTCGACATCAGCGTCGCGGAGGAAGAGAGCAGCCGGGAAGCGCTGATGCGGGAAATGCAGCATGCATTGGACTACGATCAGTTCATCATGTATTACCAGCCTCGCGTCGACACTGGGAATGGCCACACCTGCGGGCTGGAAGCGCTGGTTCGCTGGGTGCACCCGGTGCGGGGACTGATGGAACCGCTCGAGTTCATTCCGCTGGCGGAGGAAACCGGCCTCATCGTCAGGCTGGGAGAGCAGGTGATCAAGAAGGTGATATCCCAGCTGGCTTACTGGTCGAAGAGCGGCTATCCATTGGTGCCCGTCTCGATTAACGTTTCCGTGCGTCAGCTGGAGGGCGGCAGCCTGGCGGACACGCTTTCGGTCTGGCTGCGCAGCTGCCGCATCGATCCCTCCCTGGTGGAGATCGAAGTCACGGAAGCCTCGGTTGCGCGCCATGGAGCAGATGTGCTGCAAACCCTGGCTGCGATACAGAACATGGGCATCAAGCTCGTGCTCGACGATTTCGGCACCGGCTACTCTTCCCTATCGCAGCTTCAGGAGATGGATTTCGACATGATCAAGGTCGACCATACCTTCGCCGCCCGGCTGGAGGACTCCGAGCAGGGTACCGCGTTGTTCAATGCCATCATCACCATGGCACATTCGCTCGACATGCGCGTCGTGGCCGAGGGCGTCGAAACACGACAGCAGGCAAGCACCTTGCGTGCGCTGGGGTGCGACGAGATCCAGGGCTTCCTCGTGTCGCCGCCGCTGCCGCCTGCCGAACATCCGCCGACGCCGCCGGTCACCTTGCCGGCTCCAGCCTGACCGTGATTTTGGCTCAAGGCACCTGGGAAGAAGACGCCAATTCCCGTGGCGGCTGGTCCGGCGGCACCGCCTCATGCGGCATGTCGGCCAGGGGCGTATCCACCGATTCAGGCGCCGGCTCGTCACCTTCCGTCCCGGCCGCATCCAGGACAGCCTCGCTCTGCCAGTCAGACGCCGGCTGGGCGCCCCCGGCACCTTGCGCAGGAATGTCGGCCGGTTCGGGGGCCGCGCCGGCAATCGAATGCCACGCCAAACGCTCGGCCGACAGGAAGTCGCGCAAGCGCTGCTGCCACAACTCCTTGTCGCTCAGGCCCGAATCGTCGCCGGCAGTGAAGACGCTACGCTCCCCGAAGAGCTGAGCCGCCTCGTAAGGCGGCAGGCCGAACACTTCTGCCATGGCAGCGGCTGGCGATGACGCATCTTCACGGCCATGCACCCGCAACCCCCGTCCGTCCGCCGACAGCGAGAGACCAAGCGCCTGGAACTGCGGATGCTGCGCCAGCCACCCTTCCGGCGAACAGATGGTTCCATTGCGCAGTGATGGCCCGCGCGCAGAACAAGGCGCGCCGAAGGCAATCTGCGCCTGCGGGATGCCATCGATGATGGCAAAGGCGTCGCGCAACAACTCATCCGTGTTTTTCATGGCCGTTCCTCCTGTCGAAATGATGGACGCAATGGCACTGCGGGCAGCGAAGCGACGCAGCCTGAAATGCCTGTCGTTACTCCATTATTGGACAGATGAATACCAGCCGCAATTCACTCGCCGGCCGGATTGCTCTTGCGCAGCGTGCAGTATGGAGAGCGATAGAGCGATCTTTTGGGTTGGCGAAAAAAACCGGAATTTGTGTTGTCACAGCAATAAAAGAGTCAAGAAAATCGTGAAGACGTGCGGCTTAATGAAATCCTTGTCCTTGATCGCAAAAGTTGATGTTGTGAGGGCATCAGGGCAAATCAGACGATGACCCAATTTCTTGCGGAAAATAAATCGATTTCATTTCGAACTCTTCGGCAGGTAATGAAAAGGATAGATGGCAGACTTTGCACGTCTAGTCCAGGCTGGCTCGCGGGCCCGGTCCAACCCACAATTATCGCTCTCAATAACACGCCTCCTATTTTTAGTTAGAAATGGCATAGCGACAGTAGGAATCCAGGCTTTAGCGCCTTAAAAGAAATCGGGAATTAAGGATAGTTTGGCGACCGGCTGCTATATCAAGCCTTCAAAGTACAAGGCCACCTAAAGAGCAGTCTATACATAAACTGGATTTAATTCATAACGGCATAGCTTAAGCTTATTGCGCGACAGAAAATAAGTCATTGGTATATTTCCATACCCCAATTCATACTTGGACACATAACAGTTTGGTCATCATAAATTTGCACAGTCGCATGCCCCATTTTCAAGTAGCAAATCCCTTGATTAGCTTATATTGGCATATACGTATTAATACGGTCATTCAAAGACCAATCAATTCTATGAAAGCCGAAAACCACAGCGAATGCCGCTTACTGGATTCACCACAAGCCAAGTCAGTCGATTTTTCTTCGGAAGGTTAACCGTCGCAGGTTTCTGCGGCGGTTAAAGTCACTGATATGACTTGCAGATAGCGTCGCTTTTAAAGAAAAGGCATCTCACCAACGATTTCCGGGCGCGAGCACTGTTGCATTCGAAGTCCAATTTTGCAAAAAGTTCATATGTCTATGGCATGCGAGGCGAATTCACTTGAGGCATATTTTGACCTCAAGCAGAACACTGGAGGCGCTTGGCAGCTATTCACCGCTTTCAGGCAAGCCCAGTCAAAAGATGTAGTTGGCGTTGTTATTTATGTCTTCAAACCTGAATCTTATTTTTAGAGCAAGCTCTTTTTGTCAAAGACAGAAATCGGCATCAGATTCGGCGAACCAGAAACCTAACCGGAGGCAAGCATGAGCGCAAGGCCTAACTTCGAAGCTTCAATTCCGCATTATTCCGGCATCGAGCCGATGACAACCATTTCCGTTAAACGAGAGATCGAAGTTTCTACGATTAGGGAGTTATATGGGAATGGCGAAGGAATCGATGAAGATGGATCCATGCATTTCAACTCCCATACTCTTGTTGTTTTCACCGAAGGCGAGATCTCGGCGAGCGTTGATGGGACGCAGTACACATGTCACCGCGGATGCGTGTTGAATGTTTCCCCTCATCAGAACAGCCATATGTGGGTGAATGCGGCATCGAACGGCGTAGTGATCACGTTTTCCAAGTCGTGGATTCTTCCTATCCTTGGCCAGACCAGCCATACTGAGCAATCGGAGCTACTACGGGTTTTGAGAATGACCTTTTGCGAGCTAAATCCAGAAGAACTTGCTCAGTGCCTGACCATTACCAATTCAATGCAAATGGCCCAAGGAAGGAATGGGTTCTCAAAACCGGTAGATGAAGCTCAGACTTACCGTCTGGCGCTGCTGCTTCTGACAGCACTCGGCAACAAAAGCGAGCAAGCTCAAACCAAGGCGCGCGAGAATCACAACTTCATTTATCGCGCTTTCCAAAAACATTTGGAGAGCAACGAACTCAATCTGCGGACCGCAAAGCAGATGGCAAGAAAGTTGAATATTTCCGAGAAAGGTCTGTACCGTGCAGTGCTTGCTTGTACCGGGCGTACGCCGAAACAACTGATTGACGACCGCACAGCCCTGGAAGCAAAAAGGCTTCTTCTGTTCATGAACTCCAGTGTCGAGTCCGTCGCCATGATGCTTGGCTTTTCCGACGCGGCCAATTTTGCCCGGTTTTTCCACAGAATGACCGGCATGACGCCCAGGGAGTTCAGAAAAGGAAACAAGTGACCGTTCGGAGCACTCCATAACGAAAACAATTGGCAGTCGGCTCAAATCCATGCGATCTGGTAAGGCAACAAAAGGCCCAGTATAGGATTCTGACTTGACGACATAGCATCAGCATTCCTTTACACTTTTGCTCAATACATAAGAATTTTCTGGTCGCATATGGAAAAAGATGCCGGTGCCAATTTGGGGATCCTGATACTGCTTTCCGACCGCTCGCTTGCAGAAGAGTTAAGCCTGACGGCGGCTCCGGCACTGCCGCCATTTGAAATCGCAATCTGGCAAGACATTGATGAACTAAAGCGCATTTCCGGTACTGCAGGGGCAGCCATTTCCGTGTTTGACATTGCGGCACAGGCTGAACCCGACCAACTCAATGGATCCAAATGGTTGCGATGCATGATTCCTGAAATCGACATCGTTGCTGTCATTGACTCGGAATCTCATGACTCGGCATTGAAAGCGCTGCAGCATGGAGCAAACCACTTTTCCCGCCGTGAAAATCTCTCGGAAGTCCTTGGGAGCGTCATCCTCGAACGAGCCCGATTGGGAAAACATCAACGGAAAGCAGCCAGCACGGATTACGGAATCTACACACGAAGCCGGGCTCTTCTAGACTTGATTGCTGATGTCTGTGCAGTGGCCGAATCGCGCTGCCACATCTTGTTTCACGGACCGACAGGCGCTGGAAAGGAGCTGTTCGCGCGCACCGTCCACAAGCACAGCAATCGATGCCATGGACCTTTTGTCGCTTTGAACTGCGCCGCTGTACCTGCGGAAATGATTGAAGCGGAATTGTTCGGGTTTTCAAAAGGCGCATTTACCGGTGCCATGTTTTCCAACGTCGGCTTGTTCCGGACGGCAGACAAGGGCACGCTTTTCCTGGACGAGATCGGCGATCTACCGCTTGGGCTGCAAAGGAAACTGCTGCGTGTCATCGATACCGGCGAGGTTCGACCAGTAGGGTCCAACGAGGTAATCCAAGTGGATGTTCGTGTCGTGTCTGCGACTCATCGGGACATTGCCCAGATGGTATTGTCTGGCAACTTCAGGGATGATCTATTCTTCCGCATCGCTGGCGCTGAGTTCAGTATTCCGCCCTTGTGCGATCATCCTGAAGACATTCCCGTCCTTGCGAATTGTTTCCTCTCAGAGCTATCCGTAGACGACTCGATCCAGGCCAGATATTTCTCTGAACAGGCCCTTCGATTTCTGCAGCAGTGCAAATGGCCTGGCAATGTACGTGAGCTCAAGAATTTCGTGGAGTACTGCTCCGCCATTTCCCGCTCCACAGTGATAGACGAAGTACTCGTCAATAAATTGTTCAAAGGCGAGAAGACATACTCGAGCTTGGTCGATGTTCTGCGTACGTTCGAGTTTGAACACCTTGCTTACTTGTTGAAGCTCACTGGCGGCAAGGTCGAAGAAGTGTCAAAACTGATAGGGAAGAGTCGGTCGTCAACCTATCGGCTGTTGAGCAGCGTCGGGATAGATCCGACTCAATATCGGCAATAACGCGCGGGCCTCTCGATGAGCTTCCATACGGGGCTTTTACCAAGAAATAGCGACGTGCGGCCGGCGTGGATGGTCAGGTTGCCGTTCTTCGGTCCGACCAGGCTGCGGGCCTGGCCGCTATTGCGTGGTGGTGCGGTGGTGTCGGTGGTGGTGGTGCGATTGCCGTAGTTGATGCCGAAGCTGCCGCCCGACAAGAAGCCGCTTTCTTCCACCTTCTCGAAACGCTTGTCGGTGCGGGTAGCGGTGGCGGCTGCCACGATGGCATCGCGCCCGCCTAAGAGCAGCACGTCGCCCTTGCCGGCGATGCCGCTGCCGGTCACCTTGATGTCGCGGCCGGCTTGCACTACCACGGTGTTGTCGGAGACGGCGCTGCCATGCGCCTGGTTCAGCGTGACGCTATTGGCCTGGGTAGTAGCCGTGGAGGAGAATAGGCCGCTGCTTTTGCTGTAGCGTTCATCGATGGCCACTTGCCGCGTGTTGCCGGCGTTGATGGTCACATCGTTGGCGGCGACCAGGGCGGCGCGGCCCTGTCCGGCGTTGACGTTGGAGCCGGTGATGTTGAGGTGGCCGTTGCCGGTGGCGCGCAGGGTGACGTTGTTGCTAGCCTAGATGTCGGTGCCGACCCGGGTTTGATTGTCGCAGGCGAAGCGGGTGTAGCTCATTGCGCCGATAACCTGCAAGGCGGATACGCTTCTGTTAATCTTCTTCAGTGCCAACAAGCAGCTCTGGTAGCCCGCCCGGCAGAACTCGTACACTTCTTGTTCATCCTTGGCGAACAATCCCGCCAGCCCGCCAATCGTCTTGATTGGGTAGACATTGCCTTCCACCAGCGCCTTGCAGGACTCCGTGGTGGTGCATTGTCTGACCAGGACATTCTGGGCATTTGACACGGCCAACACGTCCTGAAGAACAGTCTTCTTACAAGAGTGAACGCTTGAGTTCGCGGTTAATTGCTTGCAGTATTAATCGGAGGAGTGGAATTCGCACTGGTGGGTGACGCGTAAATCGGCTTCCACGAGGTGGTGAGCCGCAGAAAAATCTGCTACTGGAACAGGCTGTTCTACGGCACTGTCGACACCGGGACGGTCGCGCCGATTGGCACGGGATTGATTGTTGGATGGGTGTTCCCTGTTGCTGTAGCACAGCGGCAGCAGCGACTGAGGCTTCGGCAGTGGCCTTGCTGAAAACAAGGTTTTGGATGATGGTGGGGGTTACCAGTTTAGGCTGCCTACTCAATTGTAGGGCCTTCCCTTTTTCTGCCAGAGGGCCCGAGCCGATTCTAAGCTTTCACGATTTGCCCCCCCTGTATATTTCGGGTCAGCCGACTGAACTGGATCATCTTCCCAACCACACACTGAACATATCTCATAAGCCCCTGGCTCACTGATTGTCCGCTGCCCGCAACATGGACATAGTAGATGCTGATTGTTATCTGATTTTGTCATTGTTTATTCCAGTAATTGATTCCATCGGTAGGTCTAAACATCGTTCGTGGAGCACCGTCAGCCCTTTCACCAAAAAGTGTTTGTGTTTTTGTCATAGATTAAAGTATCCGCGCCGCGAGACTTGAACACTGCTCCTGCAGGAGGATTTGCAGCAAACGAATGAGCCGCTTCGACGTATTGCTTTGAATTAGCAAGTTCTGGAATTTCTTTTGAATGCTTTTCACAATGGCTAAAGGCGTTTTCGAGGGACGATTTGCTATTGGTCGAGGACCAAATCGGCGTTTCTTGCTTAATGCTTACTTTGTTTCCAGCAGCGGACCCCGCCAACGCCCCTGCAATTGCCGGCTCCGACATACTACCAGCCAGCATCGACGCCGCTTCTAGCGACAGCTTCAACCGCTGCTGCAGTTCCTTCGCCCCCTTCGTCTGCCCCACATTGCGCTCGTTCTGCGCCGCAAATAATTCCGGCGCCGCAGCCACTTTAGTTTGAGTTCATAACAAGCTTTAGTGGATGACAAGATGGCGTGACAGGACAAGATCACCACAGTGAACGGCTGAACTTGCCCTGGCAAACACCTGCATCGAACTGGGAAACTGTCAGGTCAGATTGCGTGCACTACGAACTAGAACTCATTTCATAAATATCGGTCTGGTTAATTTTCAGGCAAATGGAGGTCTGAAATGGCCGGCCGGCAAGGTGTAATGACCCATCGAAACCTGATCAAGTTAGGCTGCTAAAGCAAATACCTCGGCAGGCGTTTTCATGCCCAGCGCTTGATGCAGGCGCCGGGTGTTATAAAAGCCAATCCAGTCTCCAATGATTCGGCTCGCGTGCTGCAAGGTCTCAAATCGATGTCGGTGCACGCATTGTTCCTTCAGCGTTCGAATGACCCGCTCAACCATGCCGTTTTGCTCCGGACAATGCGGCGTAATGAATTCCTGCATAAGCCCATAACTGCGTACCAGAGCGGTATAGCTGCGGCTGGTGAAGACTAGGCCATTGTCAGACCTCAGCAGAAACGGAACTGTTACCTTGCCAAGTGTGCCATAGCGAGCAATCAGGGCCTGTTCCAGCGCCGAGTCGGCCGTCATCGCCTTGCCCGAGCGTCACAGGTGCCAGCCCAGCAGTTCACGGGTGTGGCAATGCATGACCAACGCCAGTACCGCCCAGCCGTC